CGCTGCTTGGGTTTCGTGGGTTTCGGGCATTGGTTAGCTTGGTGTTTTGTTTGTTCCTTGCCGTTGGTTGGTTGGGTTGGTTTTTGTTTGATTTTGTTTTGATTATGGGGGGATCTTAAGGGGATCTAAGGGCGGAAGAAGGTAAAAATAATTAAAAATTTGGTACCAATAATTTATTTATACTATATTTGTGGTACCAAAAAATTATATACTTATGTCAAGAGAAATTTTGTACAAAAAAACAACAGAAAAAGAAAGCGATTTAACAAATGAAAAGTCAAAAACAAACAATGCTACAGAGCAGGGTTTAGTAGAATGGATTAGAAGCCATGAATTACTTAATATTTCGGCACTTTGTAAGCAAGCAGGTATAAATAGGTCAAACTTTGATAAAAGCCTAAGGATGGGGCTTATTTCGCCAAAGCATGAACCTATATTAATTAAAATATTAAAAAACTATGGTTATGGAAAGTAATTTTTTAGAAAAAGACTTAGAAGATATTATTTTTGAAAATAAAGATAAAATACATGAAAGGGGATTGCCTATACTTTATGAGGAACTAGAAAGGCAATATCAAGTTAATGGAAAATATATTGATTTGTTTAACTATGAATGTGGAGATGATAATTCAATAAATTTTACAATTTTTGAATTAAAAAAGGGTAGAATAGATTTTAATGCATATACTCAAATTGTTAATTATTTTTTTGACCAATGTCTTTTTACTAAAAAACATAAAAATATTTTCAAAGTAAATCTTATTTTAATAGGTAGTTCTTTTGATGAAAGCGTCCTTTTGTCTTGTATCCTAAGCGATATAATAGATATTTATATTTATAAATATGATTATGATGGAATAAGATTTGAAAGAGTTTCTAAAGGATATACTGAATTTATGGGAATAATTACAGAAAATAAGTAAATTGCGCAAATGAAAGAAATATGCACCATACATAATTTATTATTAACAGATGGAGTTTGTATAAAGTGTATGGATAATCAAAATTTTCGTAAATTAGCAGCATGAAAAGTAAACTTAAAATGATGAAACGAGCTGATGGTTCGTATTCAAGACATGGACTTTGGGATTCAATTAGAGAAAATAAAGGCTCTGGTAAAAAACCTACTGCATCTATGTTGAAACAAGAGAAAAAAATTAAGGCACAAGAAAAAATGTAATTATATGTCAGAAGCTTGGGAAAGAAAAGAAGGCAAAAATCCTGCAGGTGGATTAAACCAAAAAGGTCGTGATTCATATAATCATGCTCATGGTGGTCATTTAAAGGCTCCTGTTAAAAGCGGAGTTAATCCTCGTAGAGTTTCTTTTGCTGCTAGATTTGCAGGTATGATGGGTTCTATGAAGAAGCCTAATGGAGAGCCAACTAGAAAAGCCTTAGCATTAAAAGCCTGGGGTTTTGGAAGTATAGAAGCTGCTCGTAACTTTGCTAATGCTCATAAAAAATCATAAATCTTTTATAATATTTGGTTCATTTGTTAAGTCAATTATATCTAATAAACTTTTTTGCTTAGTTTTATTTACAATTAATTGATAAGAAAATAATCCATCTCCCATATATTTTTTGTTTACAGTATGGGAGCCAAATGATGGTTTCCGCAGATGGCGCAATTGCGCGGAAATTGACGCAGGAGGTTCTTTTATTTGACTAGATATTTGGTCAAGAGTCCTAAATACTCCATCTTCCATTAAATTAAATATCTTTGTTTTTTGGTCTGACAACCTATTATAATCTCTTTCTTCGATATAATCGCTGCCCTTAAATTGGTTCTTCATTTGTTTCTGGATTTAAGATTAATCTACCTGCATCTGTTATTGGTCTAGCAAATATTCTAACTTTCTTGCCTGTTGTTGGGCATTGAAACGTAACTCCGCCATCCATAATTGGTGTTACTTTTATTTCCATAAAACCTTCTGGGTTATCGGTCGCAGCAATTACATGAACATCATCATTATCAAATTGCATACAAAAATCGCATCCTTCAAAATCATTTATCATAAATATTTAATTTTTAATTTCATTAATATCAACTATTTTAACATCTTCACCATTTAACATTGCATCTATTGTTAATTCTATTATATCCCTTTGTTCTGGATTTAACAATGCAACCTTTTCCACTATAGCTGGAACGGCAAAAACATCACTACGAATTTCTTTTTTAATTCCATCCCTAACTTCTTTAGTAAGAAATGGATGCGAAGAAATGTCTGTAAAAATCCAATCTATTTTTCTGCTATATAACTTAAACAATTTAGATCCTTGAGATTCTGGAAACTCTCTAATAAAATCTTCAAATTGCTCTTGTGCCATTTTTAAATTCTGAATAGCACTAACAATATTTGCTCCTTTAGCCATTATTAAAATTTAAATGTGTTGATTCTATTTCGTGTAAAAAATCTCTTGCAGATAAAACTTTTTGCTGAATCCTTAATATATCATCTTCATTTCTTGGAACGTGAAACATTAAAACTCTTTCAGCAATATCTATATCATCAAATTTCATATTAAACTCTATGTTTATTGCTGCTTTTAAAAACTCTGGACTATCTTCTGAAATTACATCCATTTTTTTAAGAAGGTAATACTTTTCTTGCTCTACAATACTATCAGGTGTACTAACTAAGCAATAAGCAATAGTAGCTCTCTTTGCTCCTGTAAGCCACATATAAGACTGCATTTGCCAATAGTATAAACTATCCAACTTATCAGGCATATTGCCTAGAAATGTCCATAAATCATAACTAGACTTAATATCAATGATAGCAACTCCATCTGAAGTAGTTTCAATAATATCTGGATGCCCGGTAATGTAATCATTGGAAAATCTTTCTTCATTTTTCTGAAAATCTCTATTAAGGTATTTAGATAACAAATTAATTGAATCCTGTTCAGCGTCTATTCCTTTCTTCATTTGCTTGGTTTGTATATCTCTTTTACGACCATACCTTTCTGATATATAAACATCTAAAAGATATTTTTGCGTTGTCTTAGATAACCTACCAGCATCTTTGTCTGCTTTTGATTGTGGATCTGTCATTAAATACCCAACAGAACTAGCTCTTATTAAGGTTTCAGAAAAATTAATCATCTTATTTATTTTTAAGTTTTAGCAATTTATTATTGTAATATTCCTTTAATTCAGAACTATTTTTAGACATCAATTCCCATGCCTTTAAATCTTCTATTGTTTTACACTCGTCTATAAATTGCTTTGTTTTTTCTGCAAGTGTTTGTGGAGATTGTGTTTTAATAACATTAGAAACTGGATATTCTACTAAATGTTCGTAATCAGGAGAGATGGTAACCAAATGTCTTTTATGGTACTCTTCTACTAATTCTTTAGCAATATCTAAAGCTTTATCTGCTGATTCTCCTTGATGAAGAACTAATTCTACTCCTATTTTTTCTGAAGTATAATTTCCTAAATTAAATGTTTTTTGATAATTAACTTTTTCTATGTGCATAGTGTTTATTTTATTCTACTAACAAATGTTTTTCCGTCAACGTATTTAATTTTAAAAATCTTTTCAGCATGGTCTTTTTTCTTTTTTAATAAGGAAACCATAACCATTACTGAAGTATATGGATTTTCAAAAGTTAATGTTTGATTTACATCGATTCTAGCAACTCTTGATGATACTGAATCTGGAGATGATTGTCTTGCCATTTTTTTTAATTTTAATCAAAGTTAATTAATTAATTTAATTAAAAAAATAAATTTAATTAAAACCTACAAAGACGATTACTTCTGTAAAATGAATTTCTTTTTTACTAAGTTTAGCTTTGATCTATATTCAATAATCAAAGATTTAAGCTCGTCTTTTGTAGGTTTATTAATTTGCCTGGCTAGCTCTTTTAAATATTCAACAACTGCATTGTTTTCTTCGTGTAATTTCTCTTCAAATACTTCTAGGTTACCCATTTTAAAGTAGTTATCATCCATACTTTGTGGCCTGCAATTTGCTTCTAACCACCTGGTTCCTAAGTTTGCTCTTGGTATAAAATGACCGCATTGTATCTCAGTCCATTTTAGTTTTTTACCTGATGTATAACACTCTACAATACCTTCCTTATCAGCATATTTACATCTTATATATTGGCTAAAAACATAATCTAAATCACTTACTAAATTTTGAAAACTCTCTGCATCTTCTTCAAATTCATCCATTCTTTTGCTTGTGCTAAATACAATTGCGCATTGTTTACACATCTTTTTTGAAAAATGATAATCAATATTTCCGCAATTTACGCAGCGTTTCTTCTTAACAATAATGGTACTATTTCTCATTCAGTTAGTTTATGTAATTCTCCATTAATAAATTTAAACTTTCCAATATAAATATCATCTCTCCATACTTCTATTACCATATCTAATCTCTTCGCCATTTCATAAACCATTTCTCTATTTTCCATAAATCAAAGATATAAATTAATTTAATTAAAACAAACTTTTTTATAAAAAAATAAAATTATATTTTTTTTTGCATTATCAAATATTTGCATTTACATTTGTATTTCATTAAATTAATTATTATGGAAAAAGAACAAGAATTACTTTTTCATCAAAAGGTTAAAATAGCCTTAGATGGCAGGAAAAACAAATGGCTTGTTGAACGATCTGGAATTCAATCTTCTGAAATTTCAAGAATATTAAATGGAAGATTAATACCTACTGACAGGCAAATAGAAAAAATTAGAGCCGCATTTCCTTTTAACGTAAATTTCTAAAATTGTCTTATGGCAAGACCTATAAAAAATTATTGTGAATATTTTCCTCATGATAGGGATATGAGAAATCATAGGAAAGTAAAAGCTATTAGAACAAAATTTGGTGCAATAGGATATGCTATTTGGTCTATGATATTAGAGTATTTAACAGGCATTGACGGTAATGAATTTGAATATTCTGATGTAGAATTAGAACTAATGGCAGGTGATTTTGGAGTTTCTGTAGCAGAAATACGGAACGTGATTGATTACTGCATCAAACTGGAGATGCTATTTAATAATAATGGTTTTATTAACTCAGAATCACTTGATGAAAGATTAAAACCTGTATATGAAAAAAGAGGTAAAAGTAAGGATTTATGTAAGAAACAACAACGCAACAACGGTAAATTTATATCCAATAACACCGTATCTATCGGAGTTTCTGCTACAGAAATGCCGCAAAGTAAAGTAAATAAAAGTAAAGTAAATAAAAAGATAGGTTATAGGGATAATATATTTTTGTCTGAAAAAGAACATGAACAATTAATTGTTGATTTTGGTAAAGAAAAAGTTGAAAATATTTATAATTTTCTTAATTCTTACAAAATAGAAAAGTCTTATAAAACAAAATCAGATTACCTAACCATAAGAAGATGGGTTGTAGATGCTGTTTTAAAGCAAAATAAGACCACTTCTATACAAAATGGCAATACTTATCAAGATAAAGTAAGAGAAGCTGCAATTAACTTTAAACCACTACCACAATGATAACAATTTTTAAGAATATCTTTTCAAAGGAGCCGCATTACATAACTGTAGAGGAAGCCTTGAATAGAATTCAAACTGGAAAGAGTAAACAAATAGTTTCTGAAATAAGAAATACACTCGATAAGGAAAAAGCAAATAAGATTAAGGCGAATCTACCATCTGTTTGTTTTAGTGGTCAATTTGGTTCAGATAGAAAGGATGAACAATTGATTTTACATAGTGGATTTATTGTTTTGGATTTTGATGATGTTTCTGAATTAAGAGAAAAGCAAACAGAGATAATTTCTAATAAGTTTGTTTATGCTTGTTGGATAAGTCCTTCTGGTAAAGGATTGAAAGCTCTTATTAGAATTGCTGATGGTTCAAAACATAGAGAGCATTTCCAGGCATTACAAGAAGTTTTTCCTGAAATAGATAGAAGTGGCATTAATCCTAGCAGAGTTTGTTATGAAAGCTATGATACTGAAATTTATGTAAATAAAAACGCTGAAATATTCAAAAAGGTTAAAAAAACTGAAAAAATAGTAACTTATGAAAGAACTGATGATGAACAAAAGATATTTAAAAACATTTTAACTTGGTTATCGAATAAAAATGAAGCGTTTGTAACAGGAGAGAGAAATAATTTTATTTTTAAGTTAGCATCTGCTTGTTGTAGGTTTGGTATTAATGAATTTTCTGCTAATGCAATGATTAGCAATGAGTTTATATCAAATTCAGAGTTCACAAAAAATGAGGCGGATCGCGCGGTAAAATCCGCGTACCGAATAAATGCATCAAGATTTGGTAGTGCATCATTTGATAAAGAGATGTTAATTGACAAAGTTACAAGACAAGAATTACAGGTAGATAAGGCTGTTTTTGATGAAGGGATTAAGTTAAAAGATGTTATTTATGGAATTGATGTAAAAGAACAAGCATTAAGTATTTATGATAGTGGTTATGCGCAGGTAGATGGAATTGGAGTGCCTGATTTAGATGATAAATTTAAGCCAAAAAGAGGTGAGATTACAGTTCTTACCGGAATAGGCAATTATGGTAAATCTTCTTTCAAGAAATGGTATCAGGCAATGCGAATTCTTATATATGGAGAAAAATTTGCTTCTTTTGCTCCTGAAGATAATCCTCCCGAAGAATATTACCACGATTATGTTGAAATTATATTAGGCTGCGATTGTAGTCCATCAAATCCAAATAGACCATCAAGACAAGTTTATGAATCAGTATATGATTTAGTATGTAAGCATGTTTTTTATGTTTATCCAAAAGATGTTTCACCTACTCCCCAATATGTTATGGAGGTATTTTTAGAATTAATTATTAAAGAACATATTGATGGAGTGGATATTGATCCTTTTAATCAAATGACAAATAATTATCAAAACTTTGCAGGCAGAGATAAGTATCTCGAGTGGGTTTTAACATTGTTTTCTAGGTTTGCTCAAATAAATAATGTTTACTTTTGGATAGTAGCACATCCAGTCAAAATGCAAAAAGGAGCAGATGGAAATTATCCTTGTCCAGATGTATTTGATTTAAGTGATGGTGCAATGTGGTCAAATAAAATGGATAATATTTTAGTTTATCATAGACCTTTTGCTCAAACAGATCCACAAAATCCTACTTGTGAATTTCATAGTAAAAAAATTAGAAGGCAAAAAGTAGTTGGTAAAAAAGGTTTTATCATATTTGAAATGCTATTCAGAACAAGAAGATTTTTCGTTAATGGTTTAGATCCATTGCAAAAATGTCTTAATGACCAAAATGTAGATTTTAAACAAAAGGCTCCCACCCAACAGGTTATTGACGCAGGATGGGTTCCTTTTAAAGATGAAAATGGTGAAGAAAATATTTTTTAATTATAAAAACAAAACAAATGTTAAAAATTCAAACAATTGCTAGATTAGGTCAAGACGCTACTTCTAACAACGTAAATGGTAAAAACGTAATTAACTTTTCTGTTGCTCATAGTGAAAAGTTTAAAAACCAACAAGGTGCAGAAGTGGATAAAACAACTTGGATTTCTTGCGCTTATTGGACAGAAAGGTTAAATTTATTGCCATTTCTTAAAAAAGGTACTTTAGTTTATATTGAAGGAAAACCTGAAGCAAAAACTTATTTAAATAATTCAAATACTACTTTACCGCAATTACACGCAAGAATTAGTATATTGCAGTTGTTATCGAGTGGAATAAATAAAAACGAAACCGAAGAAACTCCTTTCTAAATGTATATTCACGAATTAATAAACCCAATAGATGTAGAAACCCCTCTTGGATATGGAAAAGCAATTGCATGGATTGATTACGGAAGCCAAGTCAACACTGTTTGGAAAGTCATATTATACGACAGTGGCATCGTACGGAACTTTTACGATGATTCAATCAGAGTGTATGCAAATAAAATGGATGGAGGTTCCATACAGATACCTGAAGATTGGATTAAAAGTAAATCATGAAAGCGCAATTACAATTTAACTTAGAAGATTTAGAAGATTTAAATGCAATCAAAAGGTGCATACAATCAGATAGTATGGCATTAATTCTTTGGGAATTAGTTCATAATAGTAAGAAAAAATTGGAGTGGGCAATGGAATCTGATACTATTAGTAGGTACGATGCACTAGATATGGTATTTGAAAGAATAAACGATTTGTTAGAAGAGCATGGTATTAATATAGATAAAATAACTTTTTAAGTTTTTTAATTATGCCTAATAACAAAAGATTCTATCCAAAGATTACAATGGCACGCACTTATCGTGACACTCACGGAATGGAAATGCCTACGCTAAAATTGGCTCGTATTTTATACGCGGAAAATAATTTATTATTTAAAAACGTTGAAGATGCTAGAAGTACATTAAGACAAATAGAAGGCAAAAAAAACAATTTATATAAAGTTACACACCCATACCCCGAAAGGTCTAAAAACCCATATAATTTACCGGCAAGCGACGAACTCGAATACGAGCCTTTTGAAATTAAGTGTCATAAAAGAATCGCTATTTTTTCAGACATACACGTTCCCTATCATAGCATTGATACTATTACAGCCGCGCTTGATTATTGCAAGAAAGAAAAACCAGATGCTTTACTATTAAATGGCGATACGATAGATTGCCATAAGTTGTCACGATTCATAAAAGATCCGAAAAAAAGAAACTTTGCGTTAGAATTAGACACGTTTCGCGCGTTATTTGATGTATTTGAAAAGGAATTAGATTGCAAAATATATTTTAAGATTGGCAATCACGAGGAGCGTTACGAGCATTTTTTGCAAGAAAAAGCGGGTGAACTTATCGGTGTGCAAGAATTTGACTTTAATAATATAATAAAAGCGCGTGCGAAAGGTATTGAAATAATAGGCGACAAACGACCTATGAAATTTGGCAACTTGTGGGGAATACATGGACACGAATACATCGGTGGCATCACTGCGCCTGTGAACCCAGCGCGTGGCTTGTTTTTAAAATCTAAAGTTTCGTGTTTTCAAGGCCACAATCACCAATCGTCAGAACACACTGAACCAACGTTATCGGGCAAAATGGTCACAACCTGGTCATTGGGTTGTATGTCTGAATTGCACCCAGCGTATATGCCGTTAAATCGCTGGAATCATGGATTTGCGATGATTGACATTGACGGCGATGACTTTGAGTTTAGAAACAAAAGAATATTTAAGGGTAAAATAGTGTAATAATATGTTGCCCGATGATTTTTTGTTGTTAAGTGAAGAAAAAAAATTGGAATTTGCAATTCGCGAAATGAATAGAATGTACGAAATTTACGAGTATTGGAAACAAATTGCTCAAAATCAAAGACAAATCATTGAAACAAGAAGAAGAAGGATTTGAATACATTGACGCAACATCTTGCTATGATTATATAGCAGCGGCTCATTATGCGATTTCAGCCATTGACGGAATAGACGAGGTGATGCTAGAAAAAAAAGAAAAATCAAAGATAAAATTAATTCGTTCACGTTCTATCGCAATCATTTATTCGGCTATTCTTGAATTGTACGAAGAGCGTTTTCCACCGATTGAAGAAACAACATAATTAATTATTTAAGTAGTAATACTACCTAAATCAAACTATTTATCAACTTCTATATTATATATAGGTGCTAATCCTCTCTTTATTTTACCACATTTACGACATCTCCAATCAGCAAAAGTTCCATATTTATATATACATCTCCATCTATGATGGCAAAAAATATGATTTAACCAAATCATAAATAAAAAATTAAAAAAGCCCCTATTTAAAACAGGGGCTTTTATTTAAGCATTTGACAATAAAGTAAGAGCAGTAACAGTTAAGCTTGATTGAAGAAAAGTTGAAACTTGATTCAATCCTGAAGGTAATACTTCAACAGTTGTGATATAAGTTGTTCCATTTAATACAAGTGGAGTCTTTAATGGATATGCTAAAAATGTATTAGTTGCCAAAGAAACTTGTCCTAATGGAATTGCAGTGGATTTTCTTCCTCTTGCTACATAAATTGAAATATGATTTGCCATTTTTTTAATTTTAATTTTGTTTTTTAATTGCTTTAAGGTGCAGTTGTAGTTGTAGTTGTAGTTGTAGTAGTAGGTTCTACAGTTCCATTAGCATAATTGTTAAGATTGGTCAATGTGTAAGTAGTATAAAATACTCTTGCCAATTGATTTAATCCTGGTGCTTGAAGGGTAATAGTAGAATTCATTAATACACCATTAACATAAATTCCTTGAGATGAAATGTCAAGATACTGTGTATTGCTAACGGGGAATGAATACAATACTCCTCCTGCTGGAAGATCATTGATACCTACTCTAAAAATAGGTGCATAAATTTGTGATGTTGTTGCCATTTTTTTTATTTTTTATAGTTATTAAATGATTGTTTGGCGATTCAAATATAATCAATAAAAATGTATCTCTAAAATTATTGTTATATTAAAAAAATTAATTTAATTTTGATTATATGAAATTAATTGCACCTTCTAACAAAGTAATAATTAAAGTAGATATTGAAAGTAAAAATAGCCATACTTTCCAAGATGGAACTAAGATAAGGCTAGAGAGAGTTTACGATAATTTTAATATGCGTTATGTAAAGCCAGTAAATGCAATTGTTGTAGATGGCGGAGGTATGCCGAAGGGGGCAGAAGTGCTAATACATCATAACTCAACCCATGATACATATAGAATATTCGATTATAGGTCTTTTACCGAAGAAGCATCATCCGAAGTGAAATATTATTCAATTCCAGAAGTAGAATGTTTTTTATGGAGAGAGGGTAATGGAGAATGGAAAGCATTAAACAATTTTGTTACTGCTCTTCGTGTTTTTAAGCCATATACAGGTTTTTTAGAAAACATTTCTCCAACTTTAATTAGTGATAAGCTATATATAACTAGTGGAGATTTGAAAGGAAATGTTGTTTCTACATTAAAGGCATCTGACTATCAAATCATTTATCAGGGAAATGATGGTAAAGAAGAAAGTATGATAAGGGTAAGATATTTTGAGGATGGAAGCGATAGGAATGAAATTATAGCAATAGAGCATCATTTGACAGAAATGGTTGAAAGCGGTGAGCTTTTTGTTGGGTACACAATTTCAGATGCAGCTAAATTAGTAAAATTAACAAGTGAAGTATGTCAATAGAAGAGTTAGAATTAAGGATTAAAGATTTAGAAAAGTCTAATTTATATTTAACTAATAAGTTAGATTATTATGAGCAAGATGGAGTAGGTAAATTGTATTATAGCCTTCAAAGAAAAGCCAATGAAATGGCTGATTTGTTAAATAAGACAAAGCTTACAGATGTTGATATTGATGATCCAAAAAATAAAACATTTGAAAGGCTGCAAAAGATTTGGGTAGATGCAGGGACTATTTCAAGTTCTATAAAATCTCTTGAAACTTTAGCCGGAATTAAAGATGAAGATGCTACTGATAAAATTGTTATTAAAGAAAAAGTAATAAATAGACCATTTTCTCCAGAAAGCGTTGCTGATGCGGTTGGCGAATTAGCAGGTAAAAGAATATAATTATGTACGAAAAGCTTGATAATGGCACAATAATAAACGTACAAGGGTTAGATTGCAATCTTCCGCCAGAAGGATATGTTTATAATATATTAACTAAACAAGTAGAATTTAGGGGTGTATATAAGCGTTCTGAATTAAAAGAAGAGCAGTATTGGAAAAGGGTTCCACATCCATCTTGGTATGCAGATACTATGAAAAAGTGGGAAGAGTATGATAAGAAAAAGAAAGAAGAAGAGCCAGAATTTTACGATGAAAGACTAGAAGAGTATAAAAAACAAGAATGGGATAGAAGGTTAAATGGGTTTTGGTATATGAATAATGGCGTTCCGACTTTTTTAACAGGAATGCATTATTTGTATTTGCAATGGTGGTCAATAGATATAGGTTATCCAAAATTTAGAGTTCCAGACCTTGAGAAGTTTTATTTTATGGATTATTGCATACAAGATCCGCTTTGTATGGGCATGCTAGAGGTTACAAAAAGAAGATTTGGTAAGTCATTTGTAGCAGGGTTATTCGTAACTGAATATACTACTAGAACTAAAATGACTAATGGTGGCATTCAGTCTAAGACTGGTTCTGATGCTAAAAAGTTCTTTGCAAAAACAGTTGTTAATCCTTTTAGAAGGTTGCCAAAGTTTTTTAGACCTGAATATGATATGTCTTTAGGGGTGAATCCTAAATCAGAAATGCGTTTCCAAAAAACTAACGTAAGAGGCAAAAAAGCAGAAGAAAATATTGATAAAGATGAATTAGGTTCAGTAATTGACTATCAATCAGCCGATACAGTAGCCTATGATGGACAAAAACTACACAGATATATAGCAGACGAGTGTGGAAAAACCACTGAAGTAAACGTATATGATAGACACGAGGTTGTACGTTATTGTTTATTAGATGATGAAGGTCAAATAATTGGTAAGGCATTATATACAACTACTGTAGAAAAGCTTACTACTGAAAAAGATGGTGTACAAGATGCATTTAAACTATTGTGGGAAGAAAGCAATCAAGATAAAAGAAAAGACAATGGAACTACATCAAGCGGATTATATAGATTCTTTATGTCAGCCAAAAGAACTAGAAATTTTGATGATTTTGGCTTTCCAGATGAAAATAAAACTTTAGACCAAATTTTAGCAGATAGGGAAACAGTTAAGAATAATACTAGAGCATTATCGGCTCGTATTAGGAAAGAGCCACTAACTATTGATGAAGCATTTAGTACAGATTCAGATAAGTGTATATTCAATGCAATAAATATAGGAGAAAGAGAAGCTTATTTAAAGGAAAATCCTGTTATAAAAAGGCATTTATGGTTTTATAGAGATATAGACCAAACGGTAAGATGGAGAGAAGCAACAGACAAAGAGCAGGATTTCCATTGGGTTATTACGCAATTACCGCCGAAAGGAGAGGAGAATAAATTTACTTATGAGCTAAAAAACAAAAAGCCAGGAAGAGTAGAAGATGGAGCAATTGCTATTGATGGATATAGTAATAGTCAAGGTGGTAAGTTTGGCTCAAAAGCATCTGCTTGGATAGGTAGAAGATATAATCTATTGAATCCCGAAAATACAGGGAAGCCGATAGGTCATTTATATGGCAGACCACAAATTAAAGAAACGCTACACGAACAAGTAATGTTAGCGGCTGAATTTTATGGTTATCAAGCAACTTTTGAGCATAATAGTGATGATTATTTAGCTTATTTTAGAGAAAGAGGAAGGCTTCTTTACTTAGGTATATATCCAAAATCAGTTATAGATCCTGCAAAGTTTGAAACTACAGAACGGCATAAAGGATTTCCAACAACTCCGTTTAGTTTAAATAAACAAACAGATGCAGGTATAATGTATTTTGAATACCATTGCGATTCGATAGACTTTGAAAATTTATTGGAAGATGCAAAGAAATTTGATCCTAATGATAGAAATGAATATGATATAACTGTATCATTTTTAATGTTAATAATTCTATTAATGGAAACAACTCCTGTTAAGAAAAAAATAGAGCCATTAGTAAGAAGTTATGTTCCAAATTTAACTTAATTAAATATTTTGACAAAATTGTAGGATATTTATTATATTTGACACAATAAAATTGAGCAAAATTGTCCGATAGCCCATTATACATAAGTGCAGGGAATAGTAGTGGTCAGTCAATGAAAGACTTCCAGATAACTACCGACATTGCGTCTAAGTCAGATTTTATATATGGAATGAGGGTTGCGCAAAATATTTATTCAACCATTTATGGTAATCAATCTTATTTCTGGATTAGAAATAATCGTTTTAGAAAGAATAGACAGATTGCTAATGGAAAGATTGATATGAGTGTTTTTCTTGACAGACTTGAAATGAATGGCAAAAATAACTATGTAAATATTAATTGGAAATCAATTATTATTGGTAATACTATTGTTGCTAGAATAGTAAGTTCTTGGATGTCAAGAAGAGAAAAAATTTCTGTTACTGCTGTAGATCCTGCATCCGTTCAAATGAAAAAAGATGCAGCAGATGAAGCAGAATTTGTTTATCAAAATAAAGAAGTTTTAGCTCAATTGCAAGAAGAGTCGGGTGTTCAGATTATACCTAAAGACCAATTTATCGCTGAAGATAAAGATGATTTAGATAGATGGACAACAGAATTCAATCATCTGCCTGAAGAAATAAAGTACAGCATGGGTTGTAATAATGTTTTTGAGGCAAATGGTTGGAACGATGTTTTAAAAGAAAGAATTCTACACGATTCAGCAGAAGTTGGATTGGTTTGTACATATACTTGGATGGATGAAGAAGGTGAAATTCATGTAGATTGGATTAGACCTGAAAATGCAATTTATTCATATTCTGATTATCCTGATTTTAGAGATACTACTTATAGAGGTCATATCTTATCTATGAAGATAAGTGAATTAAGAGCTAGATATAGTATTGCTGCAGGCGGAAAATTAACAGAAGAAGATATTTTTAGGCTTGCTCAATCTTGTAAAGAATACCAATTAACTGATAAGATTAAGTGGATGCAAGATTGGAATGTTGCGTATTTAAGACCTTATGATGAATGGAATATTGATTTAATGAACTTTGAAATAAGGACATTAGATTCAGATGGTTATACAGTTACAAAGACAAAAAAGAACGGAAGCACTATTATCAAAAGAGGTAAACCTGAAAAGTTAGATGATAACCAACAGTACCTTGAAGAGAAAAAGTGGAATATATATAAAGGTGTTTATTGTCCTGTTACAAAGACAATGCTTGAATGGGGTATAAAAAAGAATATGATTAGACCACAAGATCCAAAAGAAATTGGTAATGTGGAATTCTCATATAGCTTTTATATGTATCAGAACTATGATATGCGAAATGTCGCTATCCCCGAAAAGATTGAAGAACCAATTGAGCAAATGATTTTAGCCCGTTTGAAGATTCAGCAAATGGTATCTAAAATGGTACCAGCAGGAGCTTCAATTGATGTAGATGCTTTGCAAGAATTAGATTTAGGTCTAGGAGATTCTGTTAAACCTTTAGATGTTCAAAAGATTTGGGAGCAAACTGGCAAACTTTATTATCGTGGTAGAGATGCCGAAGGAAATAGAATTCCTGTTCCAATTAATGAGTTGGCTAATTCAGGATTTGCTCCACAATTAAATGCATTAATTCAATTGTATCAATTCCATTATCAGGTACTGAAAGATGAATTGGGAGAAGATCCAAACTTAATGCAAGCAGCTTCTCAGCCAAGAGTAACTGCACAAAACATAGCAACTTCTCAACAATTAGCAAATAACGCAACAGAATATATGTATGATGCATATATGTATGTAATGGAAGAAACAGGTAAAAAAGTTGCTTGTTTATTAAATAAAAGCGTTACTCATGGAGCTAAAAAATACAGAGAGATTTTAAAAGAAGAAGATGTAAAAGATAAAAACTTTGTAGCAAAAATAAATATGTTGCCTACAGATATGGAAGTAGCAAAATTAGAAGCTATGATGAATAATGCTATAACATCTAATCCTCAATTGATTCTTTATATGGATCCTTTTAAGGTTATGAGAATAGCTAAAGAAAATGTTGAATTAGCAGAACTTTACTTTAGACAGGCTCAAAAGAAATATATAAAAACAGAGCAAGAAAACGCTACAACAAATAGTCAGCAAAACGCTAAGATTCAGCAAGCAAGTATGCAAGCTAAAGCTCAGGGAGATTCTGCATTAGAAGATAAAAAAACGCAAGCCAAACAAAGAGAAATTATTATTCAAGGTATGTTCGATTTAGCAAAAGCTAATATACCTTTACCACAGGAATTAATGCCGTTGGTTAATGAATTATTGCAAAGTATTGAAGTGCCTTTAGAGGTTCAAAATCAACAAATGATGCAAGCTATTCAGCAACAGCAACAACAAGAAGCCCAAGCTGCTCAACAAGAACAAGAGCAACAAGGTCAAGAACAACAGGAACCGCAACAACAAGAACAACAAGAATTACAAACAGCTTAAAATAAAAATAAAATGGCAACATCAGTAAGTAAGCTATTAATTAGACTTCAAAAATTCAGTTCAAAAATTAGTACGCTTGTAGATGCTACCGCATCATTCAATCAAGGCGGTTTTTATATACAAGATTTATCTGGATGGGATTCAGCAGTTGTACAATTTGGAACTATTACAGATGGCCCGATTGAATTTTATACAACAAATGATAATGGAGCATTATCTCCTTCTCAATTATTACCTGCTCCACAAGTTCCTGCAAATTTTTTACAAGTAAAAGGTATTGACTTATCCACAAAAGGAGATGTTTTAGTTGCTAGTAATGATTCTATAATTGAATTTGGTATAATTGGAAAGTATTTATCATTAGCAGGTGATACATTGACATACCCATTGAGTTATGCTTATGTTTTATCTAAAAATATTTACACTACCGCAGGTGAAGCGTATAATTTTGGAATAGTTCAAGGGACTAAAATAGTATATACTACAACAAATACATTGAGTACTTCAAATATATTATATGCTGATAGTAGATTGACGCAACCAATTTTTGGAGATGGCACAAATTGGTATGGTATAAAGTTATTAAATAATTCAGATTCTAAATATGCCATTACTATTGATGGTTCAGGTGCAATAATTATAGATTAACCAAAATAAGCATTTATGCAAGAAAACAATAACATGCCAAATTCTATCGAATTGGCAGAAGGCTACAATCCCTTTGGGGATGAAGCACCACAGGTGCAGCAAATAAACACAGCAGAAGTAGCCCCTGCTAATGAAGAAGTACAAAATTCTAATTCTGAAGAGGAAAATGTACAACAATCTTCACCATCATTTGATCCAAATCAATTTGTTAGAGAAAGATTTGGTTTTGATAGTGTAGAGCAAGCTGAAGAAGAGTTTAAAAGAGTAAAAGATTTTAAAGAGCCTGAATTTAGTTTTAAAGATGATATTAGTAGAACCTTATTTGATGCAATTAGAGAAGGTAAATCTGATGAAATTTATGATATATTAAATCAGCAAAAAAAACTTGATAAATTAACTAGTGCAGAACTTAATCCTAGTCTTGCAGTTGATATTATCAAAACAAACATTCAAAATAAATATAAAGACTTAACTTCTGATGAAGTTGACCTTTTATTTTATGAAAGCTATTATACCCCTCAAAAGCCAGAACAAGGGTATGATGAAACTGATGAAGATTATGCAACAAAATTAAAAACTTGGCAATCTCAAGTAGATTATGTTGACAAGAAAATGATTATTGATGCAAAAGTAATTAGACCAGAGCTGGCAAAATTAAAAAGTGAATTAAAGTTACCAGATATTTATGGACTTGAGCAGCAAGAAGCTCAATCGCAAGAGGAATTTGCGATTGCACAACAAGCTCGGTCAGTCTATGAAAGAACACTTGATTCTGAATTCCAATCATTTAGTGGATTTAAAGTTTCGGTTAAAGACGAGGAAGTTGATATACCGATTTCATTTAATGTAGCTGAAGATGAAAGATTGGCAATTAAGAATACGCTTTCTGATTTCGATAGCGATATTTATTTTGGGGATAGATGGTTTACCGAAGATGGCAAACCAAAAGTTCAGCAAATAATGGCAGATAAATATCTGTTAGAAAATCGTGATAAAATCTTACAGAAAGTGGCAAATGAAGCAGCATCTCAAAGATTGTTGGCTCATTTAAAAAAGACGGGTAATATTAATTTAAACCAAACAACTCCACAAGGAACTCCTACACCAAATGCTAATGCCGAAAGGGATAGATTAGCAGCTTGGGCGTTTAGTGTGTAACTTAAATATCGCCACTGGAAAAGGCATTAAAACAAAAATTTAAATAAAATGGCTGGAATACCTACATCCAATATCCTGCAGCCGGGTTCGATATCCCTGCAGACTCAGAATAGGCAACTTATGGTTGACCTACAATTATTGACACCTCAGTATTATAAGCAATATACCGAGAAGTACGGAAATGAAGATTTTACATTTTGGTTAGCAGCTCACGCTGGTATGGAAGAAGTGAAAAATCAGAATTTCTTTTGGTTTGAAAATAGAGGTAAATTAATGCCTGCTGTTACAAATAATGCAACAGTATCTGCAGGAGTTGGCGCAACCGTTACTCTTACTTTAGGTTCTGAAGCATATTATAATAATGGTACTCAAAGTCCATTAAGGGTTAAAGAAACTTTGCGTATTGCTTCTTCTAATGTAGAAGGTGTTATCTTGTCTATTGATAGTTCAGTTCCAGGAGCATTTACATTTAATGTAGCTCCTAAAGAAACTAATCAAAGATTTGCTTCTGCTGGATCTAATAACTTGTTAGCAGGTGAAGTTTTATTATTTGGTGGTGATGTTGATGCTGGTGAAGCTTCTCAACAAATCAATCCTTTGATTCCTTTGGATCAAAAATATAGCAATAACATTACTGAAATTAGAGATGGTTGGAGTAATACAGATTTAGCTCAAATGGCTGAAACTTATTATGAATTCCCTGTTTCTGCTGATATGGCTGCTAATGGTGTAACTGCGTTTACTTATAAAGGAATGTACAAGACTCTTGTTCGTTTCAAGAATAACGTAGAAGCTAAGTTAATGCGTGGTAACTACCAAAATAACACTGCAATCAACAATTCAGTAGGTACTGTAGGTATTATCCCTAAAGTTGTAGCTGATGGTGAAACTGTAGGATATACTCCTGGTACACTTGATATTGCAAAATTGCATGAAATCACTCGTATTATGGATGTTAATGGTTGTGCTAAACAATCTGCTTGGTTAACTGATATTTTCCAAAGACAAGATTTCAGCGATGGTATCTTTGCGGCTTATCCTGCAGGTGCCTTTGTTTATGGACAAGGCGAAAAATCAAAAGAGGCTTCTGTTTCTTATGGTTTCCAAGAAATCTTTATTGATGGATATTTATTATCTGTTAAAAAATATTCCCAATTCAATACTGAAGTAACTACAGGTTTAACACCTCAAAATGATTACTTCCGTAATTTTGGTCTTATTTATCCAATGGGTGAAACTAAAGATAGCCGTACTGCTACTACTTACAAGAATATTACAATCATGTATCAAGAGCCGCCTAAAGGTGGAACTGTTGGTAATGGTATTCGTGTATGGCAATATGGTGGTGGTTCTCCAAACCCAACTGACGGTACAATGACTAACCAAATCGCTATGATTACATATCGTGCGACTCGTGTTTGTGCTGCAAATCAGTTCATCATTGTTCAAGGAAGCTAATTAGTAACCTTATATTTATCGGGTAGTGGCAACTTTATTGATTGCCACTACCTATTTTAAACAATTAAAACCCATTTTATGGAAAGTTTAAAGGCAACTCAGTTATCTGATGTACATTTTGCTTCGCAAGAAGAAGTCGTAAGACAAACAAGACAAGAAGAAGAATCTACGCTTGCTATGGATAGTTCTGTGCAAACAGCAACTACCTATAAAATATTTAAGTTATCTGATACAAATAAGAATGGAAAATACCACATGGAAGGTATCGATGATGTTTTGAATCCTGCTAAAAATAGGATGGAACGCATTAGACTTTTAAGGGGTTATCCTAGTATTTGGGTAGAAGATCAAAAAGGATTAGAAAAGTCATTTATAGAGTCTAATAGAAGGAGTTTAATATTTGATAGAAGAATTCTTAGAATTCCTGATTACGATACTACTGCTATTGAATTTTTGGAACTATGTAATGCAAATGTGGATAATCCAAATAGAAGAGGAACAAGAAAATTAACTTTTTTCCAATGGAATCCATTAAGACAAGCAGAAGTTGAAAGAGCTAAAAGAGTTGCTAAGATTGAAGCTATTAAATTTGCTTCATCTACAAGCGATGAAGATATGCGCAAACATTGTAATTATTTAGGAATATTATTTAATGATGAATTAGGTATGCCTAAATCAAATGAAGCATTGAGAAATGATTATGAGTTGTATGCAGAATCTCAGCCAAATAAATTTATGATTAGTGCTGGAAGTAAAGAAGTAGAGGTAGCTTATGCTGTTAAAAAAGCTATTATTGACAATAAAATAGACCTTAATATAAAAAGAGGATCTGCTTATTGGGCTGGAGATGGTGGATTTATATGTAAAATTCCTTCAACCTCAAGACCACAAGATTATTTAGTTGAATTTGCTATGATGCCACAAGATGAAAGTAAAGCCTTTCTTGAGCAATTGAAGAAGTTTAAATAATATTCCCCCCGAATATATCAAAGAAGTCTGTAGTCCAAAGATTACAGGCTTTTTTATTTTTGTTTTTCGTATATTTGTTTTGAATATAATTCATAAAAATGGATATAAACACAATGTATCAAATATGCCAATACGCTATTAATAAAGCGCAAAATGGCTATTTTACTCCAGATGAATTTAATTTATTAGCTAATCAGGCGCAAATAAGTTATATGGATTATCTTTTAGGGGAATTCCAACAATATCAATATGGCCGACCTCAAGCAAGGGTAAACTATAGTCAAAATAGTGATACAAGACAAAGATTAACTCCATTTATTAAGCAAACTACATTAACTATAGATTCCGCAGGTCATAGTAATTATCCTAGTAATTATTTAGAAACAGATGCTATAAGGACAAGTGCAAATGATAGGATTAGATTTGTGCAGCAGGATAGTCTTTATTCTTATTTAAAGAGTGGCATTGATCCCGTAGCAACAAATCCAATTTATTTATTAGCTAGTATAACTTCAACTTATTCTAATGGTGGATTTCAATTTTATCCAATCAATCTTGGAACTGCAATATTAGATTATATAATTATAACTCCAACTATGTTGTGGGCATATACATTAGATGGAAACGGCAGACCTGTATATAATGCTGGAGCTAGTATTCAACCACTTTGGTATGATGTTGATAGATTGGAAATAATATCTAGAATATTAAAGTTAGTAGGGGTTAATTTACAAATAGCACAAGTAGAACAATACGCTAATCAAATAACACAAACAGGCCAATAATGACTAGATATGTATTTATAGAAAGGATTTTAAGGCAAATTTATAATGGTCAACCAACTGATGATTCTAGTATAACTTTTAATCAAGTTAACCAATGGCTAAATGATGGTATTGGTGTTGCTGCTAAAAAGAATTATACAGATAGTATTCAAATGGATGGTGTGGCTTATGTCAATAATTCATTCTATACTACATTCAAAAACTTGCCAATAGCAGCAGAAACTGTTGATAATTTAACTTATAGTATTGCATTGCCACAGATTCCTATTGCTTTAGGTACAAATGAAGGAATTTCTACGTTGCAATTTGTCGGTGATAAGAAAACATCTCAAACAGCTATTCCTTTAAGCATAAATCAAGTTGCTTATATAGATAACTTAAGACCTATTCAAAATAAAATTCTTTATTGGGTTGAGGGAAAAAGTATTTACGCAAAAAGTACAATTCCATTAACTTCATACAAAGCAACATTGAGAATGGTAAGTGGTGGAGATTCAAATGATTTACAATCAACATTGATTGTTCCAGATGATTATATTCCAATGATAGTTGAATATATTAAAGCGCAACTTGCATTTGAAAGGTCAAGACCGATAGATACTAGTAATGACGGAGTTGATAATAATAATTAACATATATGAAACCACTTAGAGATTTAGTTTTAGTTAAACCATGTCCTTCTCCTGAAATTACAGAAGGCGGATTATATATACCTGAAAATGCAAGAGAAAGAAGCTCAAAAGCAGAAGTAGTAGAAACTGGTAATGGAACTAGTAAAATTAAAATGGAAGCAAAAAAAGGCGATATTGTGTTTCATATAAAAGGAGCAGGTGATTTATTTATAGTAGATAACGAACCTCATTATTTAATTCGTCAGGCAGACATATTATCTTATGTTTCAAATAATTAAAAATGTCATCTCAAGCAAGAAATTACATAACCCTAGATTCAGTCATTAATGATTATATTGATGAAAGTGAACAATCGGTAAGCAAGTATGCCAAGCTATATAATATAGCGTATAGAGGTATGGAAAAGCTAGGGTTGGATTTTTTTTATAAAATTAGATCTATCAAAATACCAATTGATACTACTAATTATACGGCGCAGCTTCCAAATGATTATATCAGTTATACTAAAATAGGTGTATTAAATTCAAAAGGAGAAATAATTCCATTAAAGTTCAATAATAAGTTGACATTTTTTGCAGACCAATTACCTAATAGACTTGAATTAACTCAAGATAATACCTTATCTACTTGGTATCAAAATGATGTACCATTGTTTTATAATTATTGGGATGGATATGGATTTACTAATATTTATGGTATTCCTTCTGGTTCACCTAATGTTGGTTCGTTTAATATTGATGATGCTAATGGAGTAATTCTATTAAATGAAAATTTCTATTACGATTATATAATGATTGAATATTTAGCTTCTGCAAATCCAGAAGAAAAGTATATGATTCCAATTCAATTTAGAGAAGCTCTTATTGCTTGGTTGTCATGGAGAGATATTGCAACTTTACCTAGTACGAGAAAAGGTAATTTAGGAGATAAAAGAGAAAGAGAAAGAAATTTCTACAATCAAAGAAGATTAGCAAATGCTCAATTTAAACCATTGTATTTGATGCAAGCATACGAATGGAATTTAGAAAATCAACGAATGACTGTAAAAGCATAGAAACTAATGCCAATAATAAACAATCCCTTTAATGGTAAATTAAACTTAGATGTAGCTGATTATCGAATAGATAATGGAGATTACATTGATGCTTTAAATGTTACAAAAGATAGTGAAGGATCCGGGGCAGATAGAGTAGTTGCTAGTATATTAGGTAATTATATTTTGCCTTACACTTTGCCGTCAGGGAATAATAAAATTATTGGTTTTCATGGAGATAAAGTAAGAAATAGAGCATACTATTGTTTATGGAATAGCAATGGATTTAATAGTATTTTATACTATGATGTAGATAAAGATGTTACAGTAAAAGTATTTGAAAGTAAAACAGATAGTGATGGAATTGATATTTTAAATTTTAATCCATCTTATAAAGTTTTATCTATTAATATTTTTTATAGAGATAATGAAGGAGATTTATTTTATTTTAATGATGGATTAAATCCTCCTAAATATATCAATGTTAAAGGTAATTATGGAACATCTTGGAAATATGAGTATTTATTAGTTATTAAAGCACCGCCAATTATGCCACCAAAAGTGGTTTATGAAAACGATGAAACAATAACTATTAATAATCTTCGCAACTCATTATATCAATTCTCATATAGATATGTTTATGATAATAATGAAAAATCTGTATGGAGTTCAAAGAGCATAGTTCCATTGCCGCAACAGCCAACACAAAATTTAACTGAAAATACTTTTACATTAAACTCAAGAATTTCAATTTCAGTTTCAACAGGAGGAGCAGATGTAAAAGGCATAGAAATTGCATTTAGGCAAACAAATAATGGAGTTACTAGTGATTGGTTCTTAATATCATTATTTAATAAAAGTTTGCTTGGAATTTTAGATAATGATATTTTTACGTTTAAGTTTTATAATGATAGCGTATATTTTCAGCAAGATGTAATAGAAACTACCCAATTACAGGATTATGTTCCTCAAAAAGCAAATGCAGCAGAATTAGCGAATGGTAACATATTGTTATATGCAGGCATTACTGAAGGATATAATAAAACTGAAATGAATTTAACCACAACGGTAAATTCTAATAGTGATGGTTTTTATTTTGATTATTGTGGTTTATTGTTTTTTGCTACTTGTAAAGGTAATGATAGCGGAGTTTCTGGCACTATAATGAATATTTATCTTTATGGAACAGGAACAAATACATTGGGAAATGTAACTACCCTAGACAACGCAGCAGGTATTTATAATATAAATGTTGTTAACTTAAGCGGAACCAATATCGGAATTTCATATACAAATTCCGTAGTTAATCCTTTGGTTTCAACCATTTTAACTGATATAAAAAATTTATTAGTTGCAAATGGATGGATTTTTGGTTCATTAAATGGGAATGTTTTAACAGTTTCTTATGCAAATGGATTTTTATTGTATTCAAGTGGAGTAAAATATACTACATCAATTGTAGATAATACTGTATTTGCAAATGCATGGGACTCTGGTTACCAATATGCAATTCAATATTTTGATGCACAAGGGAGAACTATCGGTGGGCAAACAGATACTCTTGCAGCATATAATACACCTGCATCCAATGGAAATAGATTTTGTCAGCCATATATTCAGATAAAAAATAGACCTCCTTTAGAGGCATCTTATTATCAAGTTTTAAGGTCTAATAATACTACTTATAATAAAAGATTGTTTTGGGTAAGCGAATCAGCATTTGAAGGTATTGCCACTTCTTCTGCAATAGATTTGAAATATGCTTACATTGGTATTAGTAATATTAATGCTTATAATTTAGATATTAGCTCTACTGCAAACGTAGTTTCATATACTTATACTGCTGGAGATAGGATTAAATTTTTAAGAAGATTTGATTCAACGGTTGAGCCATTTTCATTAAAAGTGGTTGATTATGAAATAGTTGGAGTTGAATATACAATAAGACATACAATAACTAATCCACTTGCTCCTAATTATGATACTTATACAAAAACAGGTGTATTTCTTAAAATAAAATATCCTTATAACGATATAACAGCTCCAACAAATGCAAATGGTTCGTTTTCTTTTTGTGGATTAGAAGATTTTCAACACTATGAAATATTTTTATACAATTATAAAAATAATGCAACAATAACTCAACGTACATTTTTTGAATTTGGAAAATGTTTTGGAATTGGTAATGCTGGTACATATAATGCTTATCATATAGGTCTTGAGCAAACTCAAAGTGCAACAAATCCTAACATACCTGCAATTATATCTTCAACAAATGGTGATTTATTTTGGAGGAAAAGAGTTGTTTCATTCAATTATGAGTATAGTTTCCAATCGGGAAATGAAAATATCGAATGGCTTAATCAATTGCTGAATATTAATGTTCCTGCTATTCCTGTAATAAATAATTCTTCATTTCAAATACAATCACAAGTATATTCAGGTAGTCGTGTTATAATTAGCTTAAATAACCCATCTGTTTATCCAACATTTTCTGATACTGATCAATTTTTTTATAATAAACTATCTAATAAAAGTCAAAAAATATCATTAAAAGGACAATTTTCTATTATTAAAAATACTAGCGGTAGTGTTGTTTTTTCTCTTTATGCTATTGTTTGTGTAAATAAAATTCCATTTTCTCCAAAATATTATTTATCAATTTTAGATAATGAATTTACTACCATACAATCTGGAACTACAGTAAATTTTAATCTTGATAAGGTTATAGATCTTCCTCCTAATAGTAAGATGTGGATTGTTACAAATATTTCTGGTTACAATGATTTACAAATGACTGGGTTTTTATTAAATACAATAGTATATAAGAACGCTGAAATAGAAATTATAGAACCTAGTTTTAATGATACATATAATTTAGTTACAAATAGCAATGGTAGGCCTTCTGTTGTAGATGAAAATGCTGCTCAAGTTTATTATCCAACAATGATAAGATTTGGACAGGCTTATCAAGCCAATACTAATTTAAATAATATTAATAGATTTTACTTTGAAAATCTTGATGAATATGATAGAAGTTTTGGAGATGTAATAAGATTGCATGTTCGAGATAGGTACTTAAAAGTTTATCAAAAGTTCAAAGTTGGTAATGTTCCAATTTTAACTCAAATTATTAAGGATAGCGCAAATAATCCATTACAGGCTAATACTGACCAATTAATTAATAAGATTCAATATTACGCCGGTGATTATGGAATTGGTGATGCTGGAACGAGCTTAGCTTGGAATAATTTTTCCGACTATTTCGTAGATAACTATAGAGGGGTAGTATGTAGATTAAGTCAAGATGGAATTACTCCATTAAGTATTATTTATAATACAAATGCATTTTTTACAGCCAAACTACCTTCATATAGACAAGAGTTAAACAATGGTGTTTATAGTTCTACTGGTAATCCTTGCATTTATGGTGTATTTGATGCTTATACTAATAAGTATATCATTGCAATGGAAGAAATAAATAGATATTCTGATTGCGTGTTTAGCGGCGGAGTTTGTCATTTAGTTGCCGTAATTCCGACAACTACAACAACCACAACCACAACTACAACTCTTGCTCCAAGGATAAATAATTGTATTAATCCACAATTAAATAATGAAACAATAGGAGTGCAGGTATTTGTAAGATTAACAGCTTCTTATACATTGACATCAACTGTAACTGTAAATGTTACTGTTGTAACTCAATACGCATCTTATCCTGAGTATAATGTGTGTCCAAATGGAACAATTACAAGTAATCATAAATTTGTATTTACTTCAGGTAATGCAGATGAAAGTGCATATTTAGTAGTAATAAATTCTATTTCTCCATCAAGCGATTCAACATATAATTACATAAATTGCATATAAATGAGAGATATATTTGTAAAATTAAATTCAGGGCAAGGAGCTAGTTTAGGACCAGACTTTACATTAACAACAAATAATGGTGCCATTACTCCAAGTGCATCTACTTTGTCCGAACTTTTAATTGGTAGAAATTTTATTGTTGACGATTTGTGTACTAATGTTACTATTACTTCAGTTGGAACTTGTACTAATTCATTGACTTTAAATATTGATCCGATTCCATTAACAACAACTACTACATCAACTACAACTACAACATCGACAACTACTACTACATCAACCACAACAAATGCATATAATTTTTACAATGTAGAGGTTTATGATTGTTCAATATTAAATAGTTGTAGCAGTCCTATTTCTTATACAATAGTTAAATCTCCATTATCTTCACCTTTAACTATTGGTAATTATTATAATATTTCAAGTAATTCTATTTGGTATAAAATAATTTCATCAGCACTTCCGCAGGTGGCTATTGATTTAGTAGGAGCAATTTCATCTATGTCTTGCCCTTGTACTGGAACTACAACTACCACAACAACTTTATCGCCTTTAACAACTAATTGTATAACTCCTACATTAAATTCGGAAATAGTTGGAACAGAGATTTTTGTACTTCTTAGTGCTTATTTTGCATTGACATCTAATCAAACTGTTAACGTAACAGTTACAACTCAATATCGTACTTATACTCAAAATAATGTATTTAATACAGGAAATATTAATCAAAACTTTAAATATCCATACACTTCAGGAAATCCTGATGAAGCTGCATCTTTAGTTGTTATAAATTCTATTGCTCCTGGATATGATTTAAATTATAATTATTCAACCTGTATATAATGAGTTTAATATTTCATCAAGATCCATATACAATATCCTTTGACGAGGAAAAAAACTCTTTTGAGTCATTTTATTCTTATCATCCAGAAATGATGGGTAGCCTTAATATAACACTATTTTCATTTTTAAACGGCGGCGCATGGGAGCATAAGTCTACTGTTTATTGTAATTTTTATGGAGTTCAATATCCTGCAAGTATAACAACTGTATTTAATTCAGCAAGCTTAGATAAAAAGACATGGATTTCAGTAATGGAAACAGGTAATACTATTTGGGAATGCCCAATTATCTATACTCAAATGAATAGCTATAGCTCTGTAAGGCAGGAAAGCTTATTAAAAAGCTATGATTTTAATACATTAGAATCTGAATATCATGCTTCATTTTTAAGAGATACTAATAGTCAAGGAGGGTTATTGCAAGGTATTCAATTGAAAGGAGGGTATATGGTCATAAAATTTGAAAAAGCAAATGCTAATACTTTCGTATATTTGAACAGCGCAAGTGTTAAATACATTAATTCACCTTTGAATAATAGATGATAGATTACAACTTAATATTATACGCATTTGAAGAGGATGATGAAATAAGTAAATATTGTGATCCAGAAGATGAACACAAATCAATTAAAAATTTAGTTGATAGTATTTATGAAAAACTATTGGATTATAATCAATTTGGAAATTGTTCTTTTAATGAATTGAAGATTGGAAATGAAGTAATCGGCTTTTATTTTTGTTATAAAAACATATTAGTTAGTTTCGGAATTAATAAGAACCACAGAACAAAAGAAAAATTGATTGAAGTTTTTAATATAATTAAAGACAAATTTGGCGGAGAGTTTGAATCTTATATGTGGGAAAGGAATGAAAGGGCTATAAATTGGCTAAAGAAATGTGGAATGGAAGAGGAGGAATTTAAAGTAGATAAAGTTAAAAAATTAAAATATACATTATGCCAGTAACAATAGGTTTAGTAGCTTCAGGAGTGCAATTGGCAACTGGATTAGGCCAAACTTTATCTAGTGGAAGAGGAAAAGCGGAAAGGGATTTTGAAGCGCAAGCTAGAAATAATCCATTAGCCCAAGAAAGTAAATCTTTAAATGATTACTATCAACAAGCTAGAGGTCGTTATGAGCAAAACCCTTATCAATCTCAACAATATCAAATAGGAGCAAATAATATTATGAGGTCAACTGCTCAAGGAATTGCTGCTCTTCAAAGCAGAGGTGCTGCTATTGGAGGTGTAGGAAAGTTAGCAGGAATACAACAAAATCAATTAGGAAATTTAGGCGCATCTGCTGAAGCGCAAAGAAATGCTTCTTTTGGTCAATATGGACAAGCGGCTCAAATGAAAACAGCCCAAGATAAATATCTTTTTGATGTAAATCAAATGACTCCTTATAATAGAATGCTGCAAGTAAAGCAAATGAAAGCTCAAGCAGCAAATGATAGAGCAAATGCAGGTATGCAAATGGTTGGTAGTGCTTTAGGTAATGCTGCTAATATTGGAATGGCTAGTGCTTACGCTAATCCAACTATTAAACCTCCTGTAGATTACCAATCTATAAATCAAAATAAATTAAATACATTTATATCAAATAGAGGTGCCGTAAATCAGGCTCCTGATTTTTCTGCATATCGATTATCAGGTCGCACACCCTATCTAGGACAATAAGAAAATAATAAAATGGCAAGTACAGGATTATTAGGATTTAACCCATATCAAAAAGGAGTAAATATAGATTTTTCTTCTAAGCCTGCGGCAATGGCTGTCCAATTAATACAACATGAAGCAGCTAAAAAAGAAGCTCTTGATAAGTATTATAAGGATTATGAAAATAAATTGACATCGACTGGAATGAGAAATCAAGACACAGATGTTTTTTTGAATAAATTAGGAGAAGCCAAACAATATTATTTACAAAATAGAGATAAAATATTAAATCCTGCTAAATACGGAGCAGATGCTCAAGCTCAATATAATTCATTGTTAAAAGGAACTCAAACCGCCGTTAGTCAATCTAAGCAATTGGCAGCTACAGATAAAGTAGATGCAGAGCATTTTTATCAAGCTATGCAAAAGGGATTAGATGTTCCAGATGGTTATATGGAGGCAGCTCAAAGAGCAAGACTACCAATGAATCATCCTCAATTTCAACCATTAGATCCTTATCAATATAATTTTACTAAGCCATTTAATGAAGCAGAATTTGCTAAAAATTTAACAGCAGGATTAACTCCAAGCGAAAACAAACAATATATAAGACCAAAAGATTTTAATAATCCAAACTCACCTGATTTTGGGTATAATAATGTTATAACCACATCAGCTTTTGATAATAAAGCAAAAGATGTAATAAGAAGCAAAGGTGAATTAGCATATCAGACAATTCCGGGAGTTACTAATATAACCAATAAAGTTATAAAAAACGGTCAAATTGGAGATTATCAAAACCAATTTAACGAACTATATCCCGGTCAAAATATAAATAATGCAAAACCACCTCAAATTGCTGCTGCAATAGGATTAAGTATAACCTCGCATGGAAAAACAGCAACATCAAGAGAGCCTGATTGGTTGACAAGAACAAACTATAAAGATGTACTAACAAAGCAAAATATAGGATTAAATAAAGCAGCTCAAGTGCCTATTGGTGATCCCGTTTTAGAGTATATCGAAAACTCGAAAAGTGGAAAATTATTTGATTCGGAAGGTGGAAATCAAACTACAATTCAAAGATTAAATTTGCCAGAATCTGTTACGAATGATTTTAAAACTAAAGAATATAGGAATCCAGTATTAGGAATGGATGAAAGTGGTAAAGTATATAAAATTGTTCTTCAAAAAGAAATAGATCCAAAAACAGGTAAGGCTACAGGTAATTTAACAAATAAAATTGATTGGGCAAATACTGAAGAAGCTAAAAATATAAGAACATCAGTAGTTCAACATGGCTTGACTAGTGCGGCTAAGGCTAAATTAGCTGAAGGCGGAACAGGTAGATTAACTATAGAAAATTCTAATAAAGGGAAAAAAGTTATAAAAGGTTTTTAATATGGAAGATATAAACGTAAATAGTCAAGATCCAATTAATAAAACTAAGATATTGTATGATGCAGTATCTAAAGATTATAATGTTGGTTCGTTTGATGAATTTTCAAAAAAACTTCAAGATCCATCAAAAAGAGAAGCTTTTTATAAAGGAGTAGGAAGTGAATATAATTTAGGTTCTTACGATGAATTTTCTAAAAAAATTGGTCTTGTTGAAAAAAAAAATCTTGGTGGCACTCTTTCCCCTACAGAATTACCTGCAAGTTTACCTTCTCAATTACCAAAAAGACTTAATGTAGATGTTTTAGCTTATGCTGATGATGGTCAAAAAGCAGCAGCTCCACAACCAACTACTATAACGGAAAAGTTATTTGGTAATGTCAGACCTGAAAAGCAAAAACTAGATGTAACTCCTAAAGTTAGAAATGTAGAAAAAGAAATAGAAGCAGAACAAACAGGAAAGAAAATAACTTCAGATGCCATTAATAATACTGTTAAGGCCTATAAAGATAGACTAAGTGGAGATGGAGCATATAAAATATCAGATACAGATCCTGCTCTTATTAATCAAAAAAATGACTTAGAAAAAGATTTAAAAGAAGGTAATTTACAAGTAGTAAAAAGCCAAAAAACAGGTCAATATATATTAGCTAGAAAAAATGGCGCTCTTCAAAGTATTTCTCAAGCATATAACAATGTAAAAGAAAAAGAAGCAGACGATAAATATGTAGCAAGTCTTAGTACAATAGATAAGATAAAACATTTTGATAATAAAGCAGCTTTAGTTAAAGACGAATATTTACCTTCTCAACCATCAGGTTTTGGCGGTGCTTTTGGTACTCTTATAGGTGAAAATGCAACTCCATTAGTTAAGATGGGAGCTATGGCAACTGCTGCCGGTAAGGTCGGTGAATATTTAGGATTAACTGGTACTGCTTTAGCAAATGCTGAAAAATTTGGTTCATTCCTTGCTTTTGCCAACGATGCAGGATATAGTGGATATTCTAATAATACAGAAAAAGTTTACAATGCACTTCGTAAACAAAACCCAAATGGCGATAAGATAGACCAAATGCAACGTGCCGAAAGAGCAGGGTTAGTTGGAGAAGTATCAGGTATAGCAACAGCAGGTGCCATGACAGGTGCTTTTGCTAAATTAACCAATGCGGCTAAAAACGTAAATGTTCAGCCATTAGTTAGTTCGCTTGAGCAATTGGCGCATCATACTGTAAAAGAATCTGCTATTCAAGGTGGATTTGCGGCAGGCGGTTCTCTTGTATCTGACTTAGGAGCAATTAGTCAAGGGGTTAAGATGAAGCCATCAGAAGTGGTTGGAAATGCATTTGAAGCAGGTAAAGGAATGGCGGAATTTACATCAGTAATGGGTTCGGCTATGGGTATTGTGGCAGGATTAGCAAATGTTCCTAAATATGTAAAAGCTCAAGCAACAGGAACTTTGGCTAAATTAGATCCTGTATTAGTTAATGATGCATATAAAGAAGCAGAAGCAAATGGAGCATTAGATCCCGGTACTGCTGAAAAAGCTATGCAGCAAATTAATGGATTTAAAGAAGCGAAAAATAAAGTTCCTACTGATTTGCCTGACGAAAATGTAAATGCAATTGCAGGTATTCAACAAAAAATAGATAAGTTAGAAGCACAAAAGAAAACATTAGCACCACAATTCCATGATAGAATTGATGCTGTTATTGATTCACTTAGAAATAGGTCAAAAGAAATAGCGTCAACCGATAAGCCATTAGAAAAAGAAGTAGATGATATAACTCAACAGCCTACAAATGTAAGGATAGAACCTGCTGTAGAAGAAAAGCCAATAGATATTAAAGTTGGAGATGAAGTAAATGTAACAGCAGCAGATGGGACAATTTTAGGAGAAAAAACAAAAGTAACTGCAATAAGTCCTGATAATAAATTTATACAAACAGAATTGGGTAATGCTTATGTTCCTGCTGAACAAATAGAATTACCGAAAGCGAAAGAAGAAGTTAAACCTACTGAAGTAAAAGATGGGTTTGATTATGTTAGAAATAAATTTATGAAAGATGGTAGTGGTGGTAAAAGATTATCAGATAAAGAATCAAACATATTAAATAAAGAAGTAGATAAGCTTATCGAAAGAGCTGAAAAAGAAAATGGAGTAAAAAGAAATGAACTTAAACAATCAACTTGGAAAACTAATGATGGTTATACTATAAATGAATTTTTTGAAAATGGTCGTGGTGGAACAAGAGTAATAACTCCAAAAGGAGAAGAAATAAATTTATTTGACAATAAATATAAAGGTGAAAGTGGAAAAGATATTTCTTATTTTCCAAAAGCACATGAAGAAGTTAAACCTACTGAAGTAAAAGAAACAGCTAAATTACTTGAAAATAAAATAAAAGAAAATTCAAGTGCATTTGATAAAATAAAAGATAAAATATCTAAATTTTCTTTAAATGATATAAAAGAGTTTTTTCATGCATCTGAAAGTAAAAGAATTGGAAAATTAAAGAAAGGGGAAGCTGCACAATTTGGAGAAGGTATTTATTTTTCTACTGATAAGGATACTGTAAAAGATAATTTTGGAGAAGAAGTAACAAATGTATTGTTAAACATAGAAAATCCTGTATTTACTAATACGAAAGAATGGAATAAAGTAGAAGATTTAGCACTTAAAATGGCTAATGAAGGAAAGCGAATAGATGAAGATGGTTATATAGAAGGCGGTGAAACTGATATAGCTGAAATTAAGCCTAAGTTTATTTCAAATGCAGCAAAAGAACTTGGATATGATGCTATTGTAGATAAGAATAGCCAACATGGTAATGAAATATCAGTAATAGATGATTCTAAAATAATTTATGAAGAAGATTTACCAAAAGCCATTGCTGAAGCATATCATAAAGCTAAAATAGATGGAAATAATCCTGAATTAGTAAAATCAGTAGAAGAGCAATTAAAACCAAAAGAAAAAGTTAAAAATGAAGTAGAAGTTTTTCATGGCGGAACGATAGATAAACCAGAAGATTTAGCTGAAGGAGAGCCATTATTTGTATCAGAAAGCAAGTCGCAAGCGAAAGAATACACTAAAGAAAACGAAGGGAAAGTAAAAGGATTTAAAATTGACAAAAACAAAATTGCAACCGAAGAAGAAGCGAGGGATGTAATTAAAAAACTAGATTTAAAACCTAAAGAAGAAGGTTGGGATGCAGAGGAATTGAATTTATTTGAATTAATAGATCCAAAATTTGAAACATCATTAAGTGAAGATGATATTCAAAAAGTTTTCAATGAGTTAAAGAAAAAAGGTTATGAAGGTGTTTCTTTTATGGACACAAATCTTAAAACGCTTAAACAAGATATTCAGAATATTGCAATTTTTGATCCAAAAGAAACTTTATTTAAAGAAAAACCAAAAGAAAATGCCATACAAAAGCCAAGCACAGGAGAGGTTCTTCAACGCGAACCGAAAACAACTAGAATCGAAGGGGGTGAACGTGGAAGAGTGGAACCAAGCAAGCAAGGGGAAGCAATTGCCGAAAAAGGTAAGCAAGTTGAAGGCAATGAAGAAGAAGTAAAACCAAAAGAATATACTTCTAAAACAGGCAGACAAAAAATAGTATATGATGAAAAAGGTAACTCTAAAGTAATTGATACTAAAACAGGTAAAGAGGTTAGTCGTGAAACAGCTAAAAAAGTGTATAATGAAGCTGCGGATAATTATGATTTTTCAAAAGGCAAAAAAGCATCTTTTGAAGGCGCAGAACTGAAAGACGAAAGAGAAGTTGAAAACTATACAATAGACAATAGCTCTAATCCAGCAGAAATTGCAGAAGTATATGCTAGACAAGAACTAGAGCCACCTTCATTAAATAGTGCCGAAGCCGCAATAGTAAATCATGGTATCGGAAAGGTAGATGTAAAAAGTTTCAAAAGATTTAATGATGAAAATAATATAACATTTGGTTTAGCTAAAAATTGGTTTCAAAAAGGCGGAAAAGGATCTAAATTAGATGCCATAGCCGAAGAAATTTCAGCAAAAACAGGTGTAAATGTAACCCCAGAAGATATAGGGAATTTCATGGTTAGATTTCCATCAGGCGCAAGAGCTGAAAAATTAGTAGAAAATGATATTGCTTATAATGCTAGAAATAAATTTGAAAAATTAACAGGGCTACCATTAACAGAAGAGATAGCTCACAAAGCCATAGACTATGAATTTAATAAACTTACTAAGGAACAACAAGCCATTGCAGAACAAGACTCCAAAACAAGAAAACAACTTGAAGATGCCTATTGGGCAGAACAACCAGGAGCCATTAAGCCTGCTCCAGAAAAAGGCAATAATATTGCAGCTAAGCAGGCAAGAAAAGCCGAAAAAGGATTAAAAGAACCTATTGTAGAGAAAAAACCTCTTGAGGGTATTCAGCAAGAATATCAAGAAGTTATAAATAAAACAGGCGAAAAGGTTAGAGAAAAAGCAAAATTAGAATTTGTAGAACGTAACTTTGATTCTATATTAGATAAATTAAAAGAAAAAATTAAAGAAAAATGTCCAACGTAAAATCATTATTGAGTGCAACCATGAAAAAGTGGTTGCAAAAATCAATAGAAAGCGAATTATATGCTTCTAATTTTTATAAGCATGCAGCCAATCAATTACAAAGATTAGGTTTTTTTGGTGCTCAAAAATATTATTTAACTGAAAGCGCAGACGAACTTGAGCATTATCAAGGAGTAGTTGATTTTGTTAATGATATGGGTGATGTGGCAAGTGTTCCAAAGGTAGATGCAATAACAGATAAGATTCAATCTATTGGAGATTCATTAGACTTAGCTTATGAATTAGAATTAGATTTATTTAATCAGTATAAAGAATTCTATGAAATTGCTGAAGATGAAGATGTGGCTGTTGCAGAATTTTTACTTAAATATATCAAAATTCAAAGAAAATCTGTTGGTCAATACGGAGATTTAATTTCTCGTTATCAAAAATGTGGCGAAAACGAAGCTGCAATTCTTGGGTTTGACCACTATCTATCAAAATTATAATTATAAAACATGGCTGGTTGCATATATACAATTGACGGAAGAGAGTTTGATGAAGAAGGTCTTAAAAAATACATTGCAGATAATTTAGACCAATTTGCAGGTGATTTAGGATTAGGCGAATTGACTCCTGAAGCAAAAGGTATTACTCATGCTGCTAATGAAATAAGAAGAAAAGCATTGGGAATGGGGGAGCGTGATACTGAAACCATTTCAATGATAGATACAAACAGAGAGGCTCAAAGAATATTATCTAAAGGTGATTACAATGTAGATGCTTTATTGGATAAGGCTTTAGTAGATAAATATTTATCTCCTGTAGAAATAGAAATTGTAAAAATTGCAATGGCAACATTGGATGCTGAAATTGCAAAAAAACCAACCAATGATTTAATCAATAAGCAAAAAAAATTAATTAGCATAAGCGATATGGTTGGTAAGGCGGCTGGTACGGCATTGGCTTTTAGAAAAGGAATGGCAGATCCAATGGATACAGTATCTGGATTCTATGTAGATAAAATGGAAAAAAACAAGGTCAATGAGCTTACTGAGCAGCAAATGGCAGAAGCAAAAGCCGACTTTGAGAAAAAAATGAGTGCTGAAAAAGATGTAGCAGATAAAAAAGCAGCTATTGATAAATTTGAAAATGATGAAGTAAAGAAGTTAGCTCAAGAAAATTTTGAAAAACAAAAGAAAGCTACACCAAAAGTAAAAAGAGATTTTGCTGCAGAAAGAAAATCAGTAGTTGATAGTATAAAAGACAAATGGAAAAAGGCAGGTAAAGTTGACAGAGATATTTTAATGTCATCTTTACCATTAGTAAAAGAAGCAGGAACTTTAGCGAAACAACTTATTGAAGTAAGTCCTGATGTCGCTAAGTTAATGAAACTTTATATTGAAGAAGGAGTTAGTGAATTTGGAGATTTAGTTAATAAAATTTATGAAGATTTAAAAGATATTGAAGGTCTTAAAAAAAGCGATACAGTTGATTTGATTGCTGGTAGGTATAATAAAAAGAAAGAAACCAAAAGTGAATTACAGGTTAAAATAGCTGACCTTAAAAAAGAAGCAGATTTACTTTCTAAAATTGAAGATGTAAAAAATGGGGTTCCTAAAACTGAAAAAGAAACAGTAAGGAAAAACCAAAAAATATCTGCCTTGCAAAAAGAGTTAGCTGATTTAAAAAAAGAAACTCCGGGCTATTATGATTTGCAAAAAATAAAAAATGCAATAAATAGGGTTCAATCAGATATTAAAAAAACACAAGAAAGAATTGCTAATAAAGATTTTGCAGAAAAGCCAAAATATATATCCATTGCAGAAGATAGAGAGTTAAGAAGAAGAAACCCAGAATTATACAATAGCTATTTGGATGCTATTGATAAGAAAGATAAAATAAACCATGAGTATCAGATAAAAATGGCTGATGAAGCTATGAATTCAAAAACTAAATGGGAAAGAAAATTAGCAGAAGGAGGTCAGATTGGAAAAGAAACACTTAATACAGTAAAAGCCCTAAAAGCAGGTATAGATAACTCTGCCGTATTTGTTCAAAGTGGTATTGCTGTAATGAATCCAATGAACTATAAAGCTACATTAAAAGCATTGGCATCTCAACCAAGTCAATTTATAAGCGAAGGTAATTTTAGAAGAAGAATATTAGAAGTGCATGCAAATGAGCCTTTATGGAATATGATTCAAGAGTCTGGATTAGATTATATTGATCCAAGAGGTTATGCAAAAGAAGTGCATGAAGAACAATTCGGTGGAAAAACATTATTAGAAAGAGTTAAAATAGGTGATAAAGATTTAAGTAAATACACTACTGCTCCATTTGAAAGATTATTTACAGGTTTTACCAATGAATTTAGATTACAATTATTTATTAAAGGAGCAAATGAATTAATGAGGGATGGTTTAACCATTGATAAAAATCCACAAGAATATAAAGATTTAGCTAGTTATATAAATAATATAACAGGTAGAGGTAAATTAAAAGAAGGCAAAATTAGGCAAGCAGAAAATGCTATTTCAGCCGTAATTTGGGCGCCAAAATTAATAGCATCTAGCTTAAATATGATTGGCTTGGGGGATGCAGCTAATTTAAGAGGAAATTTAGGTATAGAAGGTAAGGCAAAAGGCTACTATGGCAGTATGACTCCTAGAATGAGAAAATATGCCATTAAAAATACAGCAGCAGGTATTGGAACAGGAGTTTTACTGATGGCTGCTTATGCTATGCAACCGAATAAAGAAGTTGATTTTGATCCAGAAAGCGTAACATTTGGTCAAATAAAAGATACTAAAACAGGATGGGCAATGAATCCATTTGGAAGATTGACTCCTATTGTAAGATATTTGTCAATGATGACAATGGCAGCGAAAAGTATTGGCGGTAAGCCAATTAAATTTAATCCTATAATGGAATCGTACAAATTTCTTAGAGGTAAAATGGCTCCTGTAACTGGAATTGGAACTGATATTGTAATGCGAAGAGATTTTCAAGGAAAACCATATAGTTTAGGCAAAGTAAAAGTAGCAGATGTAATTGAGCCAATGTTTGTAAATGATATGGTTCAACAATTACAAGTTGATGGTACAGCAGCAATGCTTTATGCAATACCTACATTCTATGGTATGAAAGTTACCAATGAAAAAATGTATGATAAAAGAGATTTGCAATCATTATTAGATGATGCTCAAACTACTTCAGCAACAGATAAGAATTTAATGGTTAACTATAATAATGGAGCTAAACCAGTAACTTCAGATGAATTTAAAGAATTTGTCAAAAAGAATGATGATGAAATTGGAAAATTAGTAAAAAATATTTACGATAATGGTGTTCCTATTGAAGAAAATGGAAATGTGATACATAAATCTATAAAAGACTTAACTAAAGATGAATTATCTAAAGAAATGAGTAGGCTCAAATCAATAGCTACCGCAAAAGTTAAAAAAGATTTGTTTGGGGAAAAAGAACCACAAGATGAATATATAAAAAAAGAAATTGATTATTTAAGAGAAGAACAAGGAATAGGCAAGCAACAGGAGGAGTAATTTTTTGAATAATATACCTATAAATTTCTTATATTTGGAGTAAAATTTAAGCACAATGGCTATTTCCCCAAGTTTTTCCATGTCCCAAAATAGTGGCACTCCTAATATTATAACCGCAACGGATACATCAACTGGGATAGACACAAGTATAACTAAAAGAAGAATTTATCTTTTGCAATCTGATGGTACTTATTTAGTTCCACCGGGTACAACTACAAATTATTCAGAATGGGCAATTACAAATACATCTACAAGGCAGCCACTTACTATTAGCTTAGATGTATTAAGTCAAGATACTGCACTTAGTATTACCGTTCAATGGTTAAATGTTTCTAATGTAGTGGTAAATACAGTAACAAATTCATACGCATTCACAGCCTATAATGAAACTTTTTATTATGGTCTTACTGAAAGTCAAGTTGCAAATGCAAATCTAACAGCTAGTACAAATTGGTATCAAACTAAAATGATACTTAGGGTTGAGTTAGACTCAGCCAATCAAGCTATTATTTTTGCATCAGATATATTTAGCGCACAAGCAGCTCTCAATAGAGCCACATATATTTCTACAAATCAAAGTTTTTTCTTCTAAATAATTAGCAATGTCAATACCAGCAGAAGTAGTTTCAGTAGCTAAAATAGCAGAATATTTATGGAATGATTCTATACCTAAAGAGAAAGGTTTTTTTAATGGTACAATAGATCCAAGAAAACCTGTGCAATTGTATATGGAAAGAATCGCCTTACAATATGGTATTTCTCAAGATTTAAATGGTATTCCAGGTGTTACTAATTATGTTTATGCGCTTTGTGGGGCTAAATTACTTCTTTCAAAAGAAATATTAGCTAATGGTAGTTCAGGTGGAACAGTAATTCCTGGTGGTGGTGGTTTTGGAGTTAGGGAGTTTGGTTCATTTGCATCAGCTAATCAATATAGCATTTCATTCCCATTAGCTACTAATACTACATTGCTTTATGCATCAAGAAGTGCGAATACGGTTACAACTATATTAACTTCTGGTACTCCTGTTGACCAACAAGTAGTTTGGGATTCTGTTACTGGTACTTTAAGTTTTGATAGTGCGCTTCCGTTTTATGACAATGAATACATAAGAATTTTAGTAAAATAAAAATACTTTAAAGTGAGCCTTCAAAATATAATTAGTGGTGCATTAAAATTAAGAAACGAAAATGGTGTCTTAGTTGCCATTGATGGTATTGTTTCGGCAGATACTTCTGGAACAATAGGAACATCTGGTTCTAGTGGTACAAGTGGATCTAATGGTTCAAATGGTACAAGTGGAACTAGCGGAACAACAGGAACGAGTGGAACAAGTGCGACTAGTGGTACAAGTGGAAGTTCAGGTATAGATGGTACTTTTGGCACTTCAGGCACAAGTGGCTCTTCGGCAACAAGCGGAACAACAGGCACAGGAGGTACTTCTGGTACATCGGGTACATCAGCTACAAGTGGCTCAAGTGGAACAACAGGTACTAGCGGTTCAAGTGGAACTAGTGGGAGTTCAGGAACTAGTGGTACAACAGGCACTTCAGGTACAAGTGCAACTAGTGGGAGTTCAGGAACAAGTGGTACAAATGGAACCGGTGGAACTAGTGGAACATCTGGTTCTTCAGGATCTAGTGCTACATCAGGTACTAGTGGTTCAACAGGAACTAGTGGTACATCTGGAAGTAGCGGAACAGCAGGCACTAGTGGAACAACAGGCACTAGTGGAACAAGTGGTACAGGTGGTACATCTGGAGTTAGTGGTATAAGTGCAGGTCAAATATATTATCTAAATCAATCTATACTTACAAATACAAACTTCGGTACTCCTACTTATAAGCAAATGTCAACTTTGACATCAGGAGCTGCTGAGCAAACACTTGTATTTTCTGTTCCTGCAAATTCAACAGGAAATCTATGGCAAACATTTGCTACAAATAGTAATGTTCCAAATTTAACATTATTGCCTTCAGGTATATGGGGGTATAATGTAAATATTTTATCAAATGTTACTCATACCCCAGATATATCTATTTACGCACAATTGTATAAATATACAATAGGTGGTGTATCAACTTTGATTGCAACATCAGGAGTTGTTCCATTGATAAGAAGTGCTAGTATTACATCTTATTATTTTGATGGTTTTGTGCCATCAACAACAATGAATTTAACAGATAGATTATATGTTAAATTATTTGCAAATAATAGTAGTGTAGGAGCTGATTCATTCACTTTTTATACAGAAGGTTCTGCTAATTATTCTTATATAACAACATCATTAAATGCTCCTTCAGGAACAAGTGGTAGTAGTGGTACATCAGGAGTAAATGGAACTAGTGGTACATCAGGTTCTACAGGAACTAGTGGCTCAAGTGGGGTGAGTGGTTCTAGCGGTACAACAGGTACATCTGGAACAACAGGTACTAGTGGCTCTTCAGGAACTAGTGGAACTTCTGCTACCAATGGTACAGGTGGAACTAGTGGAACTTCGGGTTCAACAGGAACTAGCGGAACTAGTGGCACAACAGGAACTTCAGGTTCTAGTGGCACAAGTGGCACATCTGCAACAAGTGGAACTACAGGTACAAGTGGAACTTCTGCAACAAGTGGAAGCAGTGGAACTAGTGGCGGAACAGGAAGTTCTGGCTTAAGTGGATCCAATGGAACTTCGGGAACTAGCGGAACAACAGGAACAAGCGGTTCATCAGGAACGAGTGGTGGAACAGGAAGTTCTGGTTTGAGTGGCTCTAATGGAACTTCAGGAACTAGTGGAACAACAGGAACAAGCGGCACATCAGGAATTGGAAATCCTGTTATATTAATATCCGTATCTGGTACACAAAATAGCGTTAATAAAACCTTTACACTAGCAAGTATCCCAACAGGTATTACACAACAGTTTTTTATAAATGGTCAATTAATGACCTATACAAGTGATTATACATTTTCTAGCACTACATTAACCATTTCATCAGAAAGACCTGCACCAAGTGCAACAGATATATTATTATTTTATGGTTCTACTGGAAGTGGTGGAAGTGGTGGAACTACAAATATTTTACAGGTAGCATTAATTTCACAAGTTTTTGGATAAAATTTAAAATATAAATTAATGGCAACAAATATTGACAAGGTAGTTTTAAGCGGCTCAACAGGTGGAATGCCTATTAAAGTAGTAGCTACTGCAACAACAGGAACAACTATTCATACAACAGGAACAAGTGCATCTATTATTGATGAAGTTTGGTTATATGCTACTAATACAAGTGCAGCAACTGTAACATTAACTATTGAATATGGTTCAACTACTGCACCTGACCAAAATATTATTGTAGGTATTCCATCAAAGAGTGGCTTATCTATTTGTGTAGCAGGTTTAATATTAGCAGGTACAGGTTCGGTAGGTAGGACAATAACTGCTTTTGCAGGAACGGCAAGTGTAATAAATATTGCAGGATATATAAATCGTATTTCATAATGGGAAGGTTTGATATAAGAACACGAACAGGATTAATATATCCTATCATTCAAGGTTTATCTGCTGTATCTTATGATGATGATGCACAAGCATTTTTTAATAGGGTAACTGCCGCAGGTGGAACTCTTACTTCAACTGAAAAAGATGCAGTGAATCAACTTGTTTTAGATTTAAAAGCAAACAGTATTTGGACATCAATGTTGGCTATTTACCCAATGGTTGGTGCTAGTGCAGCATCTTGTGCGCAAAATTTAGTTAGTAGTTCTTATACAGGAACATTTAGCGGAGGTTGGACTTTTGTAAGCACAGGTATAACAGGTAATGGTACTAATACTTTTATGAATACAGGTTTAGTACCAAGTGCTGTGGTTAATCAAAATTCAAATCATTTATCTTTTTATTCTCGTTCTAATGTTGCAGCAAGTAACATGGTGGCATTGGGTAGTTATAGTATATCAACTATTTCCTATTTCCATATGCATCCATATTACACAGGGAATATTATTTATAATTTATTAACATCAAATACCGCCGTAGGTCCTACAAACACTAATTCTTTAGGCTTTTTCAATGGTAATAGAACATCAGCAACTAACATATCTAACTTTAAAAATGGAACTAATTTAGGTAATGTAACTTCTCCAAGTGTTTCAGTTTCCCCAAACACTTATAACGTCTATGTAGGAGCATTAAATGAAGTAGGTTCAGCTATCCTTTATAATAATTATCAATGTGCATTTGCATCAATAGGAGCAGGATTATCAGACACACAAGCATCTAATTTTTATACAAACGTTCAAACTTTTCAAACTTCGTTAAGCAGAAATGTTTAGGAATTTAAAATTTATAATATATGTTAGGTTACATACTTACAGATTTACAAAAAGATAGTATTCAAGGTGTAGAATATGCACCTTATCAAGCATTTAATTGTGTACAAGACATTGATGGTATTTGGTACACTTTTCTAAGTGACGATGATAAAAGATTAATAATAGGCACAGAATGGGAATGGATATTAGGTTGTCCTCAAGGGGAATATGTACCACCATTGCCACCACCTTTCCCACCACAATAAATAAATTTTAAATCAAAACTTTAAAATGATAACAAGATTAGGAACATATTCAGAGATAAAAGGAAGTAGTATTAAAATTCCTTGTGTGGTTGCTACAACAGGAGCAATTACTCTTAGTGGTACACAAACCATTGATGGTATAGCTGTAATTGTAGGAGATAGAGTTTTGGTTAATAATCAAGGTACGGCATCTACTAATGGTATATATGTTGTATCAGCTTCTACATGGTCAAGAGCTATTGATATGTCTTTAGATGATGATGTTTATACAGGATTACAAATCTATATAACATCTGGAACTGCTAATGGTGGAAAGTTTTTTGCATTAACAACAGCTAACCCAATAACTCTTGATACAACATCTCTTTCTTTTGCTATTAGTGCTGCCCCTAGTTCAAGTATATCAGGTACACTTAATTATGTTGCTAAATTTACAGGTAGTGGAACAACAATAGGTAATAGTAATTTAATAAATGACGCTTCAGGCAATTTAGGATTAGGAGTTACACCTAGTCCGTGGGGAAGTTTATATAAAGCCATACAAATTTCTGCGGGTGCATCATTTTACGGAATAAATTCTGATTCTAGATATGCCGTAATGGGTGCTAATACATATAACAATAACACTAATGATATTTACATCGGAAGTGGTGCAGCATCTTTATATGTACAAGGTATTGGTGCGCATCAATGGTTTACCGCTACTTCAGGAACAGCAGGTAACGCTATATCCTTTACCCAAGCAATGACTTTAACGGCTAGTGGTAACTTAGGTATAGGAACAACAAGTCCTACATTCCAATTAGACGTACTAGGAAGTATTCCCTTAAGAGTTGTAAGTAACTCAAATGCATCTAGTGCTACTTATGGTGCTTCGCAAATTTTTAGACAATCAAATACAATAGGAAATGGAGTTGGTATTGCGTTAGGAATGTGGAATTCATCAAATTCAAATACAGAAACTGCTTATATAGGTACAATAATCACAACAAATACACTAGGTGCAGAGCGTGGGGATTTAGTTTTTTACACAACAAATAATGGAAGCGCAAGAAATGAGGGATTTAGATTAAATAGTAGTGGTAATGTATTAATAGGAACTACTACTGATGCAGGTTACAAATTAGATGTAAATGGTACAGGAAGGTTTAGTGATGCATTAGACGTTACAGGCATAATCACAGCTAATGCCAATGTTTCAGGACAATCTGCTCTTATATTAAATAGAACGACAAATACTAATAATGGGTATTTAATGTGGAAAACAGGTGCAACATATGATTGGTTATTATCACAATCACCTTTGGCTGCTGCTACATCTGATTTAACACTATATTCTTACGGCACATCTAGCATAGTTTTAACTATAGCAAGAGCCACAGGAGCAGCTACATTCTCTAATACAATAGGAATTAACGGAGTAGCTGATAATATTAAGAGTGGAACATATACACCAACTGCGGGAGATTTTACAAACATAAGTTCAGCAACTGTTTATACAGCTCAATACACAAGAGTAGGAAATGTCGTAACTGTTAGTGGAAAAGTTGAACCTGTAACAACAACAGCTTCCACACTTTCTTATTTTACATTATCGTTACCTACTACTATGCCTAATTTTAACGCAGAAGAACAAGCAGCAGGAAGTGGAATGATTAAAAACAATGTTACAAATGATGTTAATGCTGTTGTTTATGCAGGGGTAGGAAGTACCAAGGTTCAATTTCAATTTACTCCATTAGTGTTAGCAGGTTCTCGTCCTATATTTTACCAATTCACTTATTTAATAAGATAAAATAAACAAATATGAAAACAATTCAACCAGTAACTTCTTGGGCAAATGGACAATCAACAGAAGCAAAAATTTTAAATGCGTATGTTATCAATGATAACTTAATAAGTTCAGCAACATTTTATTATGCTTTGCTTTCTGAAAATGCAGATGGAACAGTAGGTTCAGGAGTGGCACAAGGAAACCTAACTATGACAGGAGAAGCGTATAGTGCTTATGGAACAAATCCGTTTGCGTGGGATTGGGTTGCGAATCAACTTCATTTAACAATCATAGGAGATTATGTGCCACCAACTACAACAACCACAACAACTGAAACTCCAGTAGAAACAACAACTACCACCACTTTGCCTATTTAATTTTTTTAATTTAATTAAATAATCTATTTTTGTAGAAACAAATTAATTATGAATCAAGAACAAAAACAACTACCGGTACCACCATTAACTCAAGAGCAAGTTCAAGTATTAATGAATTATGCTAATGAGCAATTACCAACTAAATATGGTAAAGAAATTCTATTGTTTATTGAAAAAGTAGCAATAGAAATTGAAGGTAAAAAAGAAGATATACAAGAAGCTTAGTAAATGAAAAATCCAAAAAAAAAGAGCAGGCTAATAACCTGCTTTTTTTATTTGTTCTATAACCATACTAGCTGGTATTGACCTCTGACATTCAAAGTCTTTATTTCTAGGACACCATAACCAATGTGGATCTAATTTAATATTTGGATCATTCCAACAGCCATTGCATACATCAGGTTTGGTTACTCTATAACAATCAAATTCATGGTCTGATTCAGTAAAGTTGGCAATCATAACTACCTTTTGATTTAATGCCCAAGCTAACCAAGATAAGCCTGAAGATAAACCTATAAAAAACTCTCCACTAGATATTACTCTCATAGTAAATTCAATAGATGTATCATATATTTTAGTGCAATTATCAAATAGATTATCTTCTTTTGAAACATTAATTACATCATATCCTAATGAGCACAGATAATTGATAACTTCTTGCCATCCACTACGATTCCAAAACTTACATTCCATTGTTGAATTAGTCGCAATGGTTACATACTTTTTATCAGATGCTACTCCATTATGTTTTTTTAGCTTTGGCTTTAATTCATAATAATCCAATCCAAGTATATTAGTAGCAGCTTGCTGAAGTGGTATTGTATTACATAGTACAGGTTCTTTATTACTATCCCACTTCCATCCAATCCTATATAAAGCATAACAATTAACAACAACACCTGGCTCAACCATTTCTAATTCTGGATAGTCTAATATGTGATTCCAAAACGTAGATACTACAACCTTGCAATTATGCTTTTTTTGAAACTCTAATGCGTATGGAATCCATGCAATTGTATCGCCTAATGATTTGCTATCAATTACTATGAAAACTGTCTTATTTGCCAGATTTAAAGTGTATTTATAAATCAAATGTCCATCTTGCCAAACCTTTGCAGTCCACTTTGTATAATATTGCCTATCTAATCGTACCCAAGAATTACTTTTAATAGTGGCATCATAATGGCATTTACCTTGTTCGTCATAGAATTTAACTAAAAAATTACTATCTGATATACCCTTTATCTCAAGGAATGGTTGGTCAACAAAGTGCTGATTGATTTTTACTTCCTGTTTTTGAGCAGGATATTCTAATATCTTTTTATAGGCTTCTTCATGTCTTAATGCAAAAATAAATGGGGTGTAATCAGTAGGTACTTTGTAATTACATTGTACGCTATTTAAATCTGAATCAATAGGATTGATGAATCCATCATACATTCCGCCATACTGCGGAAGATTCCGCGCGACAATTGGAAGTCCATAACCAATCGCTTCTCTCAAAACTAAAGGGTTGCATTCCCATGTAGAATTAAACATAAAAATATCAGCCTTTCCCATCCAAGCATCTATATCATTTCTTTCGCCCCAAACTTTTACATTAGGTGGTAAGTCTTTCATTAGCGGTTCCCAATAGTCCTTGAAGTTACCTGCTTGGTTACCAATAAAATTAAAATCCATATCAGGATATTTACGAGCAATCTCGATTCCTTCACCTTGATTTTTACCTTTAGTCCATAAGCCAACATTAAGAACTTGTTTTCTACCTTCTATTTTATGCGATTCCTTTTTTTCTATGGGATACAGTATTGTTACAAATTTAGAATCCATATCAGCAAATGTTTGCTCATGGTATGGAGTGCAAAATGAATATAAGTCTGGGTGAAATAACTTTTCATTATTTGGATCAAACATAATATCATGGCAAGTTTCTACAATCCTGTATTTCCTAGTAGGATTATATAGTTTCTTTATCATTTCCCTATTCAATCTTTCGGATGGCTCGTCTATATGAATAATGTCTGGTTGCCATTCTTCAATAACTTTAAATAACCCCATCTTATCCTCATATAAGGTAGTAAAGTTTTCTCCTAGTAAACCCTTAATTGCATTGCGTTGAACTACAAAATCTAAACTATGGCATTGATATTCCATAACATAATATTCATTATCAGTATATTCTTTAAGGCTCTGTATTCTTTTAAGTACAAATTGGGGCATTCCGCCAGTTGACGCATGTGGCATCAAATATAATATCCTCATACGTTAAATTTATTTAATTTATTTACATCCTTTTCTCCATGGTAGAATAAATGGTTTTTCTCTAATGGAACTCTTACCCATTCTTTAAGAAAATATTCATGGTTTTTATATTCTAAATTATTATGTAGTCCATTGATGTAGCAATATGGTAATCCATTATATGCTTTGTAGTCGTAGAGAATTGTTTGTAGAATTGTTTCTTCATTAAAACTAGCATATTTAGCATTATTTTTAAGTATAATTGGATGGTTGCATCTGTAAGACCAAAGTTCTAAAAAATCAATACATTTTTGTCCTGCAACAAAATAACCAGTTTGTCTATATCCAGTATTATGCCTTTCCATTTGATTTGAGCCAAATAATTCACAAGCAGGGGCTTCCAACGTGCCACTTAAATCATCTTTACTATCAGCACCACCACGACCATTAACTATTAAATATTCATAAATACCTTCAGTAAAGTAAGGATATAATGAATCATTGTCAAAGTAATCAAATATGCTATCTATACGTTCTGTGGCTATGCTATCAGTATCAATATAAGCAACTACTTCAGCATACTTACTTAATGCATCTTTAATTATTTTAGGTCTTTCTATAAGTATCTTGTAAATCTGTTTATCCTCTCTTTTAATAAATTTGTTCCTAGTTTTTAATGGTCTAATATCACATTCCCAATATATAATTTCTATGTTTTCAATGTCTATATCAACATCAGGATCAACAAAGGCTGAATCTTTTGGTCTTAAAATATAAAGACAAATTGGAGTTTCACTATGCTTTCTAATAGACTGGCAGCAAATAGTAGCAATATCCAAATACGATTCATCAAAATACAATACAAAAGCCTTTTTTACTTTTTGTTGTTTTCGGATATAGTAACCATAATATTCATTAGAATATAAAAGTTGTAGTTCTGGATATCTTTCTTCGATTACTTTAGGAGTTAAGTCAGGTTGTAAATGAGTTTCATAAATATTATCTTCATGTATTCCCTGTTCCATTTGATATGGTACCGCAACAAGCATATTAATGCTCATATTATACAGGTTATTTATTAAAAGTTCAGCTTTTTCTACAGAGATATGCTCAAGAATATCACCCATAATTATAAAACCATAATTTTCTAGGAAAGTTGAAGAAGTATTGGCAATATCTCCAATAAAGACTTCCTTATATTTAGATGTTAAATTGTACTTATCTACATAAGGCTCCCATATTTCAATGGCATTTATGTAATAACCATACGGAGATAACAAATCACTATATGTGCCTTGTCCCGGACCTACATCTAATATCGGAGATGTTTGAGATACGTTTTCCAATATCCAATCTTTGACTTCTTCTTTAAAATAATTGTATGATGTAGGCATATTAAATGGTTTCTAATTCAGTTTGTTTAAGTAATTCATCCATTGAAAAGTCAATATCTTCGCAATCTTTAATCAGTTCAATCAGTTTCAATAAATTTTCTTCAGTAAAGGCAAACCTATGAGAACTAAAATATTCATAAGGTAGTTCTGCATCAGTAAGTTCTATTTCTGCCAACTGAAAAGCCAGTATCTTCTGTGGCAAAACAGTGCAAGTAAAAATTACATTATACTTATTTCCTTCTTTTACCCATTTATTAAATGGTATTTCTTTAGGTCTTTTATTGTGGTCAATGCAAATACATTCTATCATAGATTATTTATGTTATTTATTATAGGTTATTTGTTTTAATTTAAAAATATTTTTAATGTTTTACCTCCATCTTGGAATGATAATTCAACTGAATTAAAATCACCTAATTCTTTATATAAAGTTAATAATCTACCAATAGGTTTATCATTCTTAGCATGATTAATAACCTCTACTCTTGTTATTGGTTTTGGCATTGGTTGCTCTTCCATATTATCTTTGTTTTTCATAGGTTATTTATTATAGGTTATTTGTTTTGGTAAAAATAAACAATTAATTAAATTAAAAAAATTAAATTAATTATTTCTATTAAATTAGTATATTTGGATATGAAAATAGAAGTAAGCATTGGTGAAATAGCCGACAAATACACTATACTAGTAATTAAGTCAATGATGATTAATAGTCCAGAAAAATTAGTAAATATTACTAAAGAGTATGACCATTTAAGAGAAAGAATGGTTGAATTGGATTTATTAGAAGATTCTGATGTGGCAGAGCTATTAGAGATAAATAAAGAATTGTGGGAAGTGGAGAATGTATTAAGGATGTATGAAAAAAAAAATTATTTTGGCAAAGACTTTATAGATGCAGCTAGAAGTGTATATAAATTGAATGATTCTAGGGCATTGACAAAGAAAAAAATAAATTTTAGATATAATTCTGATTTTGTTGAAGAGAAGTCTTACTAAAAAACTTTATATTTGGTGTAAAATTTAACCATGTATAAAAATATCGCCATAGTTGCATTGATACTATTGCTGTTTTTATTGTTAAAATCAAAAGGAGATAGTATTTCTCCAGGCTCTACGACAACTGTTACCATTACCAAAATAGATACTTTTGTTAAATTAAAAGACACTACTATTTTCAAAAAAGGTAAAGATATTCGCCATGACTCTACCATTTATGTAGAGATACCTACAACTATACATACATTAGTCGATACATTAGCAATATTAAAAGACTATTTCTCAAAAATAGTCTATAGAGATACTCTTAAATTTTCAGAAGGAACAGTAATTATAACTGATTTAATATCTGAAAACAAAATACAGGCTAGATCAGTCAATCCAAAAATCAACCAAAAAACAGTCATTATAACCAATGATGTAACTCATACAATAAAGCCAAAAGCAGCATTGTATTGGGGTTTAATAGGAACCAAACAAGATAATCAATACGGTTATGGCGGTGGATTAATGTACAAATCAGCAAATAAAGGAGTCATTCAATTGAACTTAACCAATACCAATCAAATCCAATTAGGTTATTACACTAAAATATTTTAATTATGAAATTTGGTTTATCAGAATACATGCAACCAACTCCAAAGAAAGTAAGAAAAATAGCAGATAGTTTAAGTGCTGCTGCTCTTGCTACTTCAGGAATTGCTTTTACACAAGATTATAAAGTAATGGCTTATGCGGTTTTAGTGGCTGCATTTGCAGGTAAATTTTTCTCTAACCTTTTTTCCGAAGATAATGGCACAATTTGATAGTTTATTTCCGCATATTTTAGAATCAGAAGGAACAGAATTTGAATGGGATCCAGTAGATACTGCTGGGGCAACTCGTTGGGGCTTAATTATAGATGATTTAAAAGTTTATTACAAAGACCAAACAAAAGATTGGCAAGATGTAAAAAACCTTACCCAAGACGAAGCTTTTAAAATATACAAAAAACTTTATTGGGATTATTTTAAGGCAGATGAAATTAAAAACGATAGTCTAGCTCATTTTATTGTGGATGGCGCAATTAATCAAGGAAAACCAACTATAACTAAGTATTTGCAGCAAATATGTGGTGTAACTGCTGATGGAATTTTTGGTAACCAAACACTAGCAGCCGTTAATAACCATGACGCAAAAGACCTCTTTGACCAACTAAAACAAAAAAGAATAGATAAGTATCATAGGATAGTAGAAAATAATCCAAGCCAAGTTAAGTTTATCAAAGGATGGTTACGAAGAGTAAATTCAATTTCTTTCAAATAATTTATATAAATCAATTATCTTTATATCATGCAAGTTCAAACCGAAATATCACTACTAGACCACAGACTATCTACTATGGAGGATCAACTAGAAGAATTAAAATCTCAAATTCAAGAATTAAATAATAAAACTAACCAACTTTTGGATGCATTAGTAGGAAATCCTATTTCACAAGCAAAAGGTTTGGCAGCAGAATTTAAAGAAATTAAGAAAAAAGTTTATGAGCATGAACAGGTTTTAAAAAGAGCAAAATGGTTTTGGGCAGGTGTTTTAGCGGTGGGAGCAGTATTGGCTATTATAATAAATTTTCTATTGCAATTAATTAAGTAACTTTTCTCTGTGTTCATAGTGTGTTTTTGCCCTCTTCCTTAAAAAAGAAGGGGGTTTTTATTTTGTTAATTTAATTAATTTAATTAATTTTGGTAAATGAATGTATTAAGTTTATTTGATGGTATGTCTTGTGGTCAACAGGCACTAGAACGAATTGGAATAAAAGTTAATAATTATTATGCTAGTGAAATAGACAAATATGCTATACAGGTAACTATGGCAAACTATCCAAATACTATTCAATTAGGAAGTGTAGTTAATGTTGATGGATATTCATTGCCAAAAATAGATTTGTTAATTGGTGGATCACCTTGTCAATCTTTTAGTTTTGCAGGTAAGCGCAAAGGTATGTCAACAAAAGACGAGCAAGAAATACTAACGCTTGAACATTATTTACAACTTAAATCAGAAGGTTTTGAATTTGAAGGTCAATCATATTTGTTTTGGGAGTATATGCGATTATTGAATGAAGTCAAACCTAAATATTTTTTGCTTGAAAATGTTGAGATGGGGGAGAAATGGGAAAAAGTTTTGAGTAAGGCGATAGGGGTTAATAGTATTCATATTAATTCAGCATTAGTATCTGCTCAAAATCGTAAACGTATTTATTGGACAAACATCGGCATGCAGCCTGCAGGGTTATTTGGTGATATGCATTCTATTATTAAGCAACCAAAAGATAAAAGTATATTACTTAAAGATATTTTAGAAATTGATGTTGATAAAAAGTATTTTTTGAGTGATAAAATGATATCAGGATTTGAAAGGCATAAGGAAAGGCATAATAATAAAGGAACAGGATTTGGTTATGTTCCCAAAACTGAAATTGATAAAGGAAATTCATTAAGGGCAAATGCTGCACTTTGTCCTACTGATAATATGATTATAATAAAAAGTCAAACTGAAAAATTATTAGAAAAAACAGGTATTGATATTAGTAATATAATGGAACCAACTATTTTAGATGTTTATAATAAAACGCTAAAAAATGATGGAAAATGCATAACATTAACTGATCCATGTCATAATAATTTAAGATTAGTTGTTCCAAATATTTCGGTTGAAATAGTTGCACAACGTGGCAGAGGAGAAAATAACGTACAGCAATTAGAGTCTAGGAATGATGGCAAAACAAATTCTTTAACAAGTGTTCAGAAGGATAATTTAGTTAGAGAAATAAAACAAATTAGTCATAATAATAAATCAAATGGAGGTACTCAGCCATATCAACAAGATAGAATTTATGATATAGATGGAATATCTCCTGCACTTTCATCAGGCAAAAGTGATTTAATGATATCGATAAAAGAAAATTCAGAAAATACATTAACATCTCGCATTCGCAGATTAACTCCAATAGAATGTGAAAGATTACAAACAGTTAAAGACAATTATACAAATTACGTTTCCGATTCGCAGCGATATAGAATGTTGGGCAATGGTTGGACTATTGATGTAATTTCACATATTTTTTCTTATATAAAATAATAATTATGGAACTAAACTATATAATGGCGCAACCAGCCATAAAATACTATTCGTGGCAAGTAGAAGTTTGCATAAACAATTTAATGGATAGTGGCATCAATCCAAAAAATATCCATGTAGTATGTCATGCTCAAAATGAAATACCTTCTGAATGGGTTAAGCTGAAAGAAGGTTATCCTGTTAATTTTTCCTTTTATAAAGACACTAGGGTAACCAAGTATTATATTTCATCAATCAGACCAAACATATTAAAGCAGCACTTTGAACTTCATCCTGATTTAGAACAGTCAGCCATATTCTATATGGATTGTGATATTGTATTTACAAAACCAATTAACTGGGAACAATTTCTAAATGATGATAAATGGTATGGATCTGATTGCCGTTGGTACATAGGCCATGACTATATAATCAGCAAAGGAGAAGATATATTAGATAAGATGTGTGAAATAGTAAGCATACCAAAGCATGTTATCCACAAAAACGAATTAAACTCAATTGGGGCGCAGTATTTAATGAAGCGCGTCAATGCGCGGTTTTGGGCGGAAGTTGAAATTGATAGCGAAAGATTGTACAAAGAAATAACTGAAATTAACAATATAAAGAAAAGAGAAAATCCTGCTTACCATGAGTTGCAAATTTGGACAGCCGATATGTGGGCGGTATTATGGGGCGGTTGGAAAATGGGAAAAGAAACAGTTTGCCATGCAGACCTAGAGTTTTCATGGGGAACCAGTACATTAAGGGATTGGGAAAAGTTAGGTATTTACCACAATGCCGGGGTAGTTTCTTCAGGTGAAGGATTATTTTATAAGTCAGAATACATGAATAAATTGCCCTACAATGAACCATTGCAAATAAAAGAAGGAACTGCATCAAAAAAGTATTGGGAAATAATTCAAAAAGTAGCTAAAAAATCAGTATTGTTATGATAATTACCAAAGCTACTTATGGCGGAAAGGATTGTTTATCCTATATACATTCTCTTGTTGTTGATAATAGATTAGTGGTTAGAGCAAGTAATAACTTGGTTGGTGATCCATCAGTTGGTCAAGTCAAGTATTTAGAACTAGAAATAGACGGCATTAAGACTAAAACTATGGAAGGTGATACATTTGTATATCCCGAATCAAAGAATCGAATCTTGGGTATATTCTATTCCAATAACAATAACCATAAGATATGGCCTTCAATTTACAAATCATTAGACACAATTAAGATAGCATCAGAAGGCAAAGCTGATATATTAACTTGTATGTGGGAGCCATTGCCAGGGAATCCATTTCTGCAGATAATTAGTTGGTACAAAAGTCAATCTCACCTTAACCAATTGCTGCAAATTTTACAATGTTTATATTCAGCAAAGGATATTAGCAGTTACGATTATGTTTGTTTCCTAGAGCATGATGTTATGTACCCAAAAGGATATTTTGATTTTCCCGAATTTGAGAAAGGTCAAATACTAACCAATATGAATTATGGTGGAATCTGCCCTAATGGTTGGCAAGAGAGAGGGCAAAATGACGAGCCATTTCACCAAATGACTATGCACTTTGATGATGCTATCCAGCATTGCTTGAATATTCTTCCCAATGCATTAAAAACAAATTCAGGTAACATAGAGAGCCAAACACTAGAAAGAATCCAATGGCGGTGCCAAAATGAATGTATCCATATCAATCATGGAATCCATTTTACTAGCCATAATTCAATATATAAAAAAGATAACTTAACTTTAGTTCATCCTTATTGGGGTAACCATTTAGAATACGCAAACTTATTTATATGAATAAAGTAAAAGAAATAATACTTTCCTATGCTGCTAAAATAAATCCAACTGATGAACAAAAAGCATTAGCTGAAAAAAGATTAGAGGTTTGTGTAGGTTGCGATAAATGGGTACAAGGATCTATTAGGGATTTTTGTTCAGTATGTGGTTGTACTACTAGTGCTAAAATTTTTTCACCTGTTCGGGCAGCTTGTCCAGAAAATAAATGGCAAGAATGAAAACGTATAGAGTATTTTTCATAAAAAACGGCATAAAACTAACTAAGTTAGTCTATGCCGAATCTTTGCTCAATGTAATAAATTTGTTCCCCAATATCAATATCATTTCAATCGTGGAAATCGATATTCCTTCTGAAGAAGATTAATATATCTTTTGCCAATATTCCAGTCATTGTCATTGAATAAACAATAATAAAAACCGGTACACTAATTATAAAAAATCTAGCAATTTGAAAACTTCTTGGGCAATTTAAGCCCTTACATTTAGTTATATCTGTCATTATTCTTGATTTAAAGGTTTCCACTTTCTATCGCCCTTGCAGTCATTACAAAGAACGCTTATCCATCCACTTGTAATTCCTAGGTCTTTTCTGCTACCACAAGACTGACAGGTATTCTCTGATAGATATTCAGCATACCCAATCATACCCTCTATTATTTCACTTTCGTTTTTACAATAGAATCTTAGTCCACCAAACTTCTCTTTCATTTGAGTACAGGTTACTTGTTCATGATGTTTCCATAGCTTAGACTTTTCGTCATATCTTCTCATGCGGTCTATGTAGTTCTGAATACTTCCACATAGGTCATCTACTAGCTGAATCCATCCATTAGGTACATCCCAGTTGCATCTATCAGGATTCCCTTCATAGTTCTGGAATATCTTAGGGTACTTGTTTATTAGTTCTTCTTGTGTCATAGGTTATTTATTATAGGTTATTTGTGTTATAATTATCTTTCATAAATTTGTTATTTTTAACATTTATAAGAAATGGGGGGACAAATTGTCCCCTAGTTGGTTATCGATGACAGAATGCGGGGCAATCTTCAACCCATTTAATTTTATCATATAATTGATTTTAATTTTTTCAAATCATTTGAATAAGTATCATCAAATGGATTGGTTAATTGTTTACGAATTTCATCAATGGCATAAATACAAGTAGTATGATCTCTATTGACTATTTTTCCAATTGATTTTAAAGAAAGATTAGTTTTTTCCCGAATAAGATAGATAATAAAATATCTGGGAGCCATAAATTCCCTATTACGTTTTTTAGACATAACATTTTCTTTATCTAGGTTAAAATATTTGCACGTTACCGATATAATATTTTGTATTAATATTTCTATTTCATCACTAGTAACTGCCACTGTTAGATTTTTGATTGAAGGTGCTATCCAATAATTTGGTTTCCAATTCTCGAATCTTATCTTTAAGGGTTTTAATTCTTTCTTTGAGTTCTTCATTTTCAATTTTTATAATCGTTAATTCTTTGAGTTCGTAGTAATTGTTTTTCATATTTGCAATACTGACTCCTTATTCAGATAATTTTCCAATAATTCACTTTCAAAATCATAAATATCTTTTTCAGATAAGCCATCTTTTGCTAGTCTGAACTTAAATAATGCTATTAATATTTCACATACTTTAAGCTGATCTAAATTGGTACATGAGTTAATGCAATTGATTACCCATTGTGCGTTTGAATTTTCCATAATTAGTGTTTTATAATTTAAAAGGTGCTGAATAGTTTTCTATTTTGTCTTTTAATATTGATATGTTTTCTTTTTCTTTTATGTACATATTAAATAAAAAATCATCTTCTTTATCCTTATATATTTCAATCATTTTTTCAATATTATCTAATTTAATAGTTAATGCTACAAGCAAAATAACTTTTTCATTAAGTGTTAATTTTAGTTCAGTTGTCATTTTTAAAAATTTGAATTTACTGTTAATACATGAACTTTACCAACCCTATTGTACTTAATTACTTCTGGCAATGGTAGTCCGTTTTTTATCCTGTATTTAATTGCTTGAACTGTTATTGGTGCGTCTGGGTATTTCCTATTCAATCTGAATTCCTGTGGATCAACTTTTGACGCATATTCCAAAACACTAATTTGTTTTGTTTTCATTTTTAATTTTTAAGTATTCTTTAGTTAATATAAGCATTTCTTGGTAGTCAGTTGACCTTCCAATTTGCCTATCTAATTCTCTTAATCTTTTAGATTTTTCATCATTACCTAAAATAAATTCAAAAAATTTAGCTATTTTATTCATTTACTTCAATGGTTTTAAGTACGTTAATAATTGGCTCTGATGATTTAAATGAAACAAGTTTTTCAAGCATTTCTTCTGCTTCCGCTAAATTTTTAGTGCTGCTTTGTCCTACATACTGACCATTTATATTAATAGAATACCAGACATCACCTAAAAAATCAGTTTTCTCAATCAATTCATAAGCTGACTTTTTAATAGGTGGTTTTGATTCTTCTATCCATTGTTCAACTAATTCTTTAGCTGCATCTCTGCAATTATTTATTTCCCCTAATTCCATATCGGGGTTGCTCATAAGTAAATTAAAAATCTTTTCCTGTAATTTTTCAATTTGTTCAATGTTAATTTTCATGTGTTTTTTGTTTTTAAAAATTATATACTTTGGTTGGTTTGCGGCATTTTACTTGCCAGTCATTGTTATTTAATTCTTGAAATCCAAAACCTAATTTGCTATCAATTTTTTTCAATACCAATCCTTCATAAAGATCCGTCTTGGTAATATCAGCAAATAGTTTTTCAAATTGGTTTGTATAGCTAGGTACCTTATATATTCCATTAAGGTTTGTTAAGCATATATGGGTGTAAATTTCCATTATACCATTTTCATCTACCTTTCCTCTAACTGACGGATAAAGTATCTCTAATAGGTCTAATCTTGCGTTTAATGGCTCATTAATAAGGTATTCACCTTCATGAACTAAAATATCCCAAATAATGAATTTATCCCTCTCAATAATACCTGTTTCGCCTTTCTTGGCTTTGTTAAGATATTCGCCTACATATACATTCCATTTTTCAGTCTTTGCTAGTCCATTAAAATCAATATCAATACTATACTTGCTTAATGGCTGCTTTTTCCTGTTATAAACAAGGGTATCAGTTCCATTAGTAAATACTACACAACAAGTGCCATTATACTTTGGCTGCGCTAAATATTCTCCATTATCGAATTTAAATAGATCCGTTGGCGGTATCTTAAATTCTGGTCGTGGTGGAAATATATAATTGAAATTTAAATAAGGTACCATACTAAATATCGGTTTCTATGCTATTTGTAATTTCATTTAATACACTAACTGGCAAGTATCGGGTAATATCAATACTATCTTTTTCAGTTACAATTTCTACTTTAGTAATTTCTATTTCATTGTAGTTTCCTAATTCGTGGTAGCCATGTCCTTCCTCAATTTGTGAAGGTATATGTTGAATTGTGTAGGAAATAATTGTTTCAAAGGTGGTTTCTAATTTCATAATAATTATTTTTTAAGTGCAACAATTGGGTTAATTAGTTCAAATACTTGTTTTGGATCATTAAACTGCATTAATCTATCAATACTACCTTTGGCAACTGAATAGCTTTTTTCTCCGCTAATTAAGTTCCCTTTATCAATATCATCTATATTAGGGCAATTCAGGATCAATTCGCTTAATACTTGGCCATATTTTTCAACCAATTCAGCATTGAATTTATACACTACATTTTCAGCCAATAAGCCGTCATAACTACCTAAAATATGCGCCTTATTTTCATCAACAATAGTGTACTTATCCATTACAATAAGCATACATGAATTACCGGTGCTATCCTTAATCTTAAAATTGTCGGGTGTGTTTTTATATTTCAGATATTCAGCCATAAACATTTCCTTTCCGGTGGCTTTAATATCCCCTTCAATCATTTTAAGCTCTCCTGTTGCGCTATCTATTAACTGCTTTAATTCAGCATACTTTTGGATCTTACTGCCTAATTCTGGTGCATCTAATACCTTTTTATCGGTTTTCTTAATTGTTTCTTTAACCTTTGTTGCGGCTGCAAATAGGTTTGTTGTTTGTGTTTGCATATTAGTGTTTTTGTTTTTAGAAAATTAAAATTAAGTCTTTCTTTTGATTCAGCAAAATAATTTAATTAAATTAATATTTATGCGTATTTTGTTTCGGTTACTGGTTTACCTTTCCACAATTGACCAATACCTGCGCCTGCGTAATTGCCAAAACCAATATAAAAGTTTTTGCCGTCATAAGATGGTCGCAATTTTTTTCTTGCTGGTTTTACGTTATATCTAATTTCATTCGGTTTTACTTCGCAAGCCATAAAACTAGTTTCTTGACTATAAAATTTAGTCATTGGAAGTATTTTGATCCATTCGCCTTTAACTTCCACTACACAATAAAAATCAATGTTAGTTTGGTCGTATCCCCAACTATGTGTAATAATTGCGCCTAACTGATATTTGTCTGCTGCTATTGGTGTTATTTCGTTTTTCATATAATTTAATTATTTGATTTTAATTCGTTTTGAAAATTTTTATTTCTTTCTTTTTTTGTTTTATACCAAAATACTTCTAAAATTTCTTCATTTTGTACTAATTCAAAACCATATATATAACCTTCGTTATTATCTGATTTTGGTAATTTTAAATTTTCTCTTACATTTTCCCAATGAATTTTATTTAATTTTGTCATATTTTTAATTGTTATAAATAATAAATATTATTACTATTGCCACGAACCAAAATATAAAATAATCAATATAATGGTAGTGTTTACTTCTTTTTTTTAATTGTTTTCTGGTCATATTTTGCATTTTTCAATTATAAAATAATATTCGTCATAAAGATTATTAAAAATATCCTGCGCTGGCTCTGAATAGATTAAACAGTCATTACCATCATTAATCCATATTTCAGTCAATTCAGTATTTTTTTCCAATTCATTTTGGGCTAATTCTGCTGCCAATTCTACTATGTTTACTGTAATATTCATAAAATTTAATTTAGTTATTTAATAATTTAATTTTTTCAATTGCCATAACTACCAATAAGTTAATTAAGGAAATGCTAAAGACTGCCGATAAGGTTACATAAATAATAAAAGTTGTCATTGTGTTTTTGGTTTTAGTGTTATTTGGATAAATAATTTTCGTAAGCAAATAATTCGGTTAATTCGTTTAACTGGCTTTTAAGTTGTTTAATCTTGTTTTCTACTGCGTAAATGTTTTTGACTTGACCTTGTTGGATCTTTAAATTCAAGGCCTTAATTTGATTTTTTAATTTGATAATTTTTTGTGTCATGGTATTTTATTTTATAGTTTGTAAAAAATTAGGTTTTGTATTCAGATCTATTATTGAAGTTCTTAATCTATTGTAGCCGTTGTTAGCTGCCCAAACTTTACCTTTTTCAATTAGTTCACTTAAATTAGTGTAACCTTTGCACTGGTATAAAACTTCTTCCATGTAGTCGGGTTGGTCTATTTTACAGCCATAAAGTAGGGTTTCGGTTGTGTGTGGTTGTATTTTCATTGTGTTGTATTTTATTTATTAAAATTACTTTTATTTGAGCAAACTAAATGTTAATGAAATTATAAAAGTCCTTCATCTATAAAAGAATAATATCCTTTAGCGGTTAAAATAATATGATCTAAAACTTTACAGTCGAATAATGCAAGGGTATTTTTAACTTTTTCAGTTAAAATTTTATCCGCTTGACTGGGCTGCAGGTTTCCGCTTGGGTGGTTATGGCATAAAATAACTCCACTACTTAATGTATCTACTGCATATTTTGCTATCAGTATTGGATCGCATAAAGTTGCCGCCAATCCGCCCGAACTGATTTTTACATATCCTGTTGTTATGTTTGCTCTATTCAATAACACTAAAAAAAAACTTTCAAAAATTTCTATATCATCCGAATAAAATTGCCGTATAAAATTTGCGGCGGTTTCACTACTGGTTATTTTAGTGTTTTTAAATTCAGTTTCGTTTTTCTTTAATGCGTAAACTTTTAAGCTAGTTTCTTTTTTCATATTAGTTTAATTTTATTGTATCGGTACATCCAATTTTATTAAGCCTTGCGAAATATCCTTCGCCGCCACCATTTTTAGATCCTTGTAAGTGGTTTTTGTTTCCAGTATAAAAAATAGAATACCCGTTTTTTGTGTCTTTGAAATATTCGCTACATCCGTATTCAGATTTTAAATAATTATTATAAATTTCTTTTTTCAATTCAGAAAATTTTTTGCCAAAAAAATCGGGTACATATTTATTGATTATTATTTTTTTAACTTCTTGCTTTGTCATATTGTTTTTTTAGTGGGTAAAAATCAGCCAATTAATCAGCCAATTTTTACCCGATTATTATGTTTTATAAAATTATTTCTAAATCTATTTTAACTATTTGCATTAATGCTCTTTTACTTCTACATTCAAGTAGATAAATAGCTTCCTCTTTGGATCTTGCTTTTACTTCCACTTGTCTTTTATCGTTTGTATATGTAACTATAAATTTAAAAGTTTTCATTTGTGTTTAATTTAATTTAATTAATAAAATAGTTAATAAAATAATGCTATTTTTTAGTATGCTATTTCCTCAATAAATTCAAAGGTTATTTCTTTTAATACGTTTTTAATATCCTCCTGTTTGTATTTTTCATCTTGTAAAATTTCTTCTAATTCTTCAACTATATACCAAAGGTTTTGGCTATCTGGTAATGTGTCTATGTCCATGCCGCAAACATTAAGTAAGCGCATATTGACTAATTTTTCGGCCGTTTTTCTTGCGCCATTAATTTCTAAATAATCTGCTAATTTCATTGTGTTTGTTTTTATTGTTATTTGATTTTATAAAATTACTTTTGTTTTAGCAAAGTAAAAGTTAAAGGATTGCTAATATTCATTAAAAAATTGCAAATAATCTGCGTTTATATAGTCCTCTTGCCTATAAAAAGTACCAAAATATCCCTTATTAATATACTTATCAACTTCTTTGCTACTGTTTGTGTCTTTTACTTTTTCAGCATAAACACTATAAATACTTTCATTGTTTAAGATCCAAATACTATATTTTTTCATGTGTTTAAATTTTAGATTTTATTTAATGCGCTTTGTAGATCTGTTTTTAATGCGGTTATTTTTGGGTATATATCCGTTGAAACATGGGCGAAGTCGTTTTCGTGTCCAAAAAATTTATCAGACAAAAAATAACTTTGCATTTCAATAATTTTTTCAATCGCAAAATTTAGATCGTCTTTTAACTGGTTGTTTTCTTCTTGTAGTCTTTTAGTGTAGTGCATTGTTAAGGTTTTAAATTTGTTTTAATTTTTTGGCTTTTGCTATCATATCAAAAATATTATTTGTTATTTCATTTTTTAAATTATAATTGTATTGGCTTATAAAAAATTTTATAGATTCTTTTTTTGTGTAGTTTAATTTTTTCATTCTATCTAAATAAATTATAGCAAATTTTTCTAAAAATCCTTTTTCTATTATTGTTTTCATTGTTTAAAGTTTTAAGGTAGGTAGTCTATTCTATTATCAAATTCAGTGTCTAACTTTTTGCTAAAATCATTTATTTGTTTTGTTAGTGTTTTTGGCAAGTATTCGTTAACGTGTCCATAATCATTAATGCGGTTTTTTATTTGGTTTATTAGTGCCATAAGTTCCTCAAGCGAATTTTGATTAATTTTTTTGATGTTCATTTTTAAAGTTTTAAGGTAGGTAATTTAATAAGGTTTTACATTCGTTTATATCTTCTTCAGTATATCCGTAAAAATTAGAAGGGTTTAACTTGCTTACATTTCCCCAAAAAGTTTTGAGGTGTGTAGTAATTATATTACTCTGGTGCGGTTTATGAAAGTCGTTTGGCTCTAGATCAATTGATCCGCTTATTTCTTTGCCGTCCTCAAATTCTATTGAGTAGTATAAATCAGACCAATATTGACGCTTTAAAATTGATTTTGCGGCTATATTTGCATTATCCCAACTGTTTACAATTGCAAATATTTTTTTATTGCTATTTGATAATGTTATTTTCATTTTATTAAGGTTTTAAGGTGTTTAATTCTTTGCGGTTAATTAATCGTGTAGGGTATCCTAGTGTTCTATATTCATTTAGATCGTGTCCAATTAGGCTAATTTCTACAACTTTGCCGTATTTGTTTACTCTAGTTTTCCCGCTTTTTTCAAAGTTTAAAAATTTGCTATTGCTTTCGTAATGGCTTACATCTTCCCACCCTTGTCCGTAATGTTGTTGAATTACTTGGTAATATGTGTATTTATTTGCTTTCATTTTACTAGGTTTTAGTTATTAATATAAATTTGAGTAATTAACTTTATTTTGTTTGCATAATTGAAAAAATTTAACTGCCATAAAATTGAAATAATTATCTATAATTTTATCTTCTTGTTTTTCGGTTGCGTTTTCTGGTAAACTTCCCCAACTTTTAGCCAATTGTAAAATATCATAATTAGAAAATACAATATTTAAGCAACTTGGAAGGCCTTGTAAATATTCAGCGAATCGGTTTTGTAAATTTGGTATATATCTTTTATTGTAGTCGTGGTTATACTCACTATTAAAAGAATTCAAAACAAAATTTATTTTTTCTTCGTTGGATCCTTCAAAATCAATTGAGTTAAGTAAGTAGGCAAAAACTGGGTGCAATTTGTTGTTTGTTTTCATGGTGTTTTGTTTTAGTGTTTTATTTGATTTTATAAAATTACTTTTGTTTTAGCAAAGTAAATGTTAAGGAAAACTTAAAGTATATTTTTGTTATTAATAAATAATACAGTAGCACTAATAAAAAATAAAATTTCACTAACTGCAAATAAATTAATGTTAGTAATAATTAAACTAACTAATAATAAAATAGAACTAATAAATAAGATCAAAAAAAATGTTTTACTGGTTGTCATGTTGTTTATTTTAATTGTTATTTGATATATCAAAGATAGGTAACTATTTTACAATTAAGCAAAATAAAATAACCATTAACAAAACTTTAACAAATTATCCCCTTAAATACCCCTTAAGATCCC